AAACTGATGTTTAACTATATAATTATCAATTATTTACAACTTTTTCATCATAATGCTTGACATATCATGCAAATTAGCCTAGTTTAGTTGACATGAAGAAAATTGACTTACAATCACACATGAGAAAATTATTTAAAGAACAAGGTCTTTTAGATCATTTACCAACATACGAAGAATATACTAAAGATATGCCATTGGTAGAGCAAATTAAATTCTATTATGATGTTGACATTGATAACTTCGTAGGTGACCCTTGGGAAGTGGTTGCAGAAGTTGCAGAAAATCCATTATGGTTAAATGAATTTCACGATAACTTTGAAGAATATTTAAGAGAAAGGGATTATATCAAATGAGTAAAATTGTTCACATGGTTTGGAATGTTAAAGATCAAGATATGTTAGACACTATCATTAGAATGGATAGAGAGCAAGGGTATTCTGCTCCCGACTATGGTGCGTCTTTTTATATAGGAAAAAGTGTTGAATATATTCGTGAGGTTTATGAGCAATATTTAGGTCTTGAGTCTTTAAGCAATAATGAATTAATTGAAAATGGTTATTATAGATTGGAAATAGCATGAAAGTAACAAGTGTTAGATATTTTGAAACAAATAGAGGCATTGGTTATCAATGCAAGACAAATATAAAAGGCATAGAGGTGCTTAATGATGGAAATGGCGGGGGAACTTATGTTGATGGTGCATATAAAGATATTAAATTACTTAAAGACTATACAGAGGATGATTTAGAGAAATTAATAGATCAATATGAAAGTAATAATAATGATTGATGAAGAAAATGAAGATTTATGGTTGACAGGCATGAGTTAATGTGTTTATATTGAGTACATATTATTAATTATACGTTTACAAAAGGAGAAAATATCGACATGAACATTACAACATTATCAGCAGATGAAGTTTGGAATAAAACAAATGGAACTCGTTATCAAGATACAATCGAAACAAGTTATTTTAATTTAATTAATTTATTTGGTTTGCCAACATTCGGCAAAGGAGATAAGACATTATGCGAGTGGGTTTTACAAAATACTTTGGGTGATATTGTAACTATTTACGATTGGAAATCCAATACAAATGATCCCGAACTCGTAAGTCGTTGGAACTTAGGGGGTAACGGAGATACTTATTCAAATGTTTTTCTCGATCATGTTATGGAAAAAATTAAAAAAAGTGTTGACGCAGAGAATCTTGTATGCTAATTTATGAGATATTCAACAATAGAGGGAGTAATTAGACAAACAATAGGAGAACCAATTATGCAGTATCAAACAGAAAAAATGATTTTTCGTATTCCATCAAATGGTGGATATAATTATAGATTTAACGAATGTGTAGATCAAATTGCTGATCTTATAGATCGTTATTTTGACACTCAAATAGAAGATGTTAGCAGAATAAGTGATTTACTTGACAGGGAAATTTGTGATGCAATAGATAGACAAGCAAAACAAAACGAATTAGATAATATAAATGGTGGTTCAAAATGAGCAATTCATATTTTCAAAAATTACAAGAGTCTATGCAAGAAGAACTTGACAATGATGCAATGACAATTAAATTATATCATTATACAGATAATGGTGATAAAGTATATGATACAGATTCAATCAGAGCAGAGTTTGAAGATAAATTAAATGTTTTGGATGTTAAAAATTCTATATATTATGGAAAAAATCCCGAAATCGAATTAAGATAATTAAACTAATTAAATAATTATGGCAAAATCAGAAATCGCAGGAGCAAAAGGAGTGCCTTTAAAGAAACGTGTATCTCATGGTGGAAAAAAACCACTTGTTGAGTCATTAACCAATAAGGGTTGTATGGTTCGTCCGAAAGTTAGAAAAGCACAAGAAAGAGGTCGTAATTGATGGATATTATAAACTATGTAAATCAACATAAAGTTCATTTAGGTTGTTCTGAAATTCATGGGGTTGGATTGTTTGCTTCAACTAAAATATATGAAGGTGAATTGATTTATCGAAACGATTTAGAAAAAGAAGTTTATGCTTTTGAAATATTTGATCTTTTATCTCATGGTGCTAACGCAGATATTATTGAGCAATTAAAAATGTCTCGTTGTCAAGATAATGATGTATTACATATTCGTCAACCTAATTTTGTAGCATTTTCTGATTATATAAATCATTCTAAAAATTCAAATTGCAAATTGGTAGGTAAGGATTGGATTGCGACAAAGGAAATAGCAAAAAGTCAAGAGATTTTATTTAATTACAAATCCTTAAATATTGAATACAAGAAAGATTTTTAAAAAAAAATTTGACAATATTAAATTTATTTGCTAGTTTTAAATTATAACAAAAATTATTAACCTTAAAAATTATATTGCGAAATGAGTAGTAAATCCTTAAAATCAAACATAGCAAACAATGTTCTCAATGGCACTTATATTATGCAAAGAAAATGGAACAATTTTGGTTCTGTAATCGAAGATTCAATTTTCGCGCAACAAAGAGAGTTTCAAAGAAAATTAGTTATAATCCAACAAGCGAAACAAGATAAATTAAACAAAAAGAAATGAGGGTAGAAGATTTAGATGATTTAAAATGGTCTACAAAATATGAAATTGGCGATACAACCATTTCTATTATTCAAGGTAAGGGTTGTTTCGGGAAAAGACACTCAAACACCTTTGAGGTGCTTGTATGGGACTCAGATGGCAATATTCCGTTAGGGTTCAATGAAATTGGCGAGTATATGTCAGAAGACGAGATTATCGAATTAATTCATTCAATTAAGAATTGGAAGTATGGAGATAAAACTTGGGCAGAATACCAAAGACATATTTGGGAGAATTAATTTATATGAGCTTTGTTCCGACAGAAGGGTATGTTGATAAAATAGATCAATTATCTTGGTCAGCAAGGCATCGAGTAGGTAATATTGTTCTTTCTATTTTACAAGGAGAGGGTTGCGTAGGCAAGAAAAAATTAAATACTTATGAAGTATATGCTTCAGATCATTTTGGCGAAATACCTTTGTTTAAATCTTCCGTTGGTGCAAGTTATACAGAAAAAGAATTAATTAGTTTAATTAAAATGATAGCTAACTTTGATGGAGATTGGGCAGAACACATGAGAACCATAAGTGAAGCAAATGGAATTTATGCTAATTTCAAGCAATTTAAAAGTTTGGGTCAACAAGATATTAAAGATTTAGTTAAATCAATTAAAGCAGATAAAGCAAATACTAGAAAGAAAACTGATGGATTTATTGAATAATCAAGAAGATTTTATACAAAATGTTTTGTCTTTCGCAGAACAAGCGGATAAATTAACGCAACAATACTTAAACGAACAATTCATTGAGATGAATAAAGATTTGACAAATTGGGATAATTTAGATACAAAGGATAAAATGAATTTAAGACTTGCATTTAAAGAAATTATTAATATGAGCGAGATAGGCAAATTAATAAAAGAAAACTCTTGACAAATTATAAATTATAAGGTATATTACAAACATATTATAAATTATTACAACATATATGAGATATTCAGTATTCGATAAGTATGGAAATTGGCAAGCAAGCTATTCACATAGCTTCCCGAATGTACCGCTCAAAACGATCAAGGAATGGGCGATTCATACAGGAAAACTATGTGCAGGGAAAGTCTTTGAGACTATCGTTCCCAAGGATCAACGATACGAACGCAAGGAACATTTACTCTATGATTTTACCCATCTTCATAGTAAATTACAAGAACCTTCTAAATACAAGAAGAAACAAGCATCTAATAAACAATAACTATATATAAAGAATATAAGGGAATATATACAATAACTTATACAGAGTTTATATACAAATTAAGTTGTTGATTATTATGAGTAATTAGTTTATTTGCAGTAGTGCGCGACTTAAATATATCCAAATATTAATTATATCACACATTTACAAATTAGTCAAGCAAAAAAAATGGGAAATGATTTAGAAGAATTTAATAAAGAAAAAGAAGAATACATAGAAGAATTAAATATATTAAAGAATGAAATAGATTTAGATTATTTTAATTTAGATACAGAAGATAAAAAAGACTTAAATAAATTGCTTGACATTCATATTAACTTTCTATCTAATGTAGGTAATGAAATATATGATTTGAAATATAAATTAAATAATAATAAACTAAATAAACAAGAAAGAAAAGAAATAGAAGACAAAGCAAATAGAATATTATTATTTTTTATAGAAGAATTAGAAGAAAGATCAGAAAAATTAACAAAAGAAATAAATAAATACATATTTAAATAAATAAGGGTTCTTAGCTCAGTTGGTTAGAGCATCCGACTCATAATCGGCAGGTCGAGAGTTCAAGTCTCTCAGAACCCACTATTAAATTAAATAAATAAAAAACAAAAATAAACTAAATAAATAAGAGTTATGAATGAATTAAATAAAACGGCAAACATTGATGTGTTAGAAATGTGGAGAGACGGCAAATATTATGAGGTCGGCAAAGTAATTAATAGCGAGGCATGGACTCCATCTGAGGTTGCACACTTTGCTTTCTATATGATGAAATATGAAGGCACAAAACAATTAGAAACCTTTTACAAGTTTTTATAATATCTAGCGGAATTTAAAATAATTTAATTAATTTTAAAATAATTTAAAAAAGATTTGACATATCCAACTTATTCTAGTATTGTTATAGTATGAATGAAAATAAAGAATTATTAGCGGAAATCAAAAATACTTATGAACAAAATATTAAATGGGCAGAAGATGATATTCAATCTGCGTTAGAAGTATTGGGTGATTTAATATATGATTTACAAAAATTAGAAGAGGAGTCAGTAGAGTGCGATGTGTTTTAATATTATTTATTCTATTTAATATAGGATGTAATACAAATAATTATATAAATAAAGAGTGCCCGATATTATCTCATGTTAAATATACAGATCATAGTTGTCCCGAAGCAGGACATGGAGTGTGTTATGTCTGCTATGATCCAAATTTAAATCAATTTAATAAACAAGAAAATATTTCAAAAAATAATTTGACAAATATTAAATAATAGTATATAATAAATAAATAATTGAGAAATAAACTCAATCTAAACAAATAAATTGATCTTTTACATTTTAAATAAAACCTAAAGGCATAGGGTCTGTGGATGTCGCAGAACAAAATTGCTCGGTTGCATAATTGTGTTAAAAAAATAACACTTTAGGTTTTATGACTTTGGAAGGGCTTATAATCCTTCCTGTGGGTGACCCGAATGTCTCTTCGTGTTCGAGATAAGGTATATGCTTCTTCATGGTGAAGTGCTGATGGACAAATGTCTGAGGTAGGACGACCAATCCAAGTGTAGTGCGAGTAGGTTACACTATTGAACTGATGTTCACGCCGAAAGTTGAGGGTATTCAGTAGTCCCTCCCCACATCTATTTTATTCCGTGGTTTATCCCCTCCTTCCTCCTCTGAGTTCTCCTTTTGGCTCAGGGGAGGATTTTTTTTTGCATTTTATTTGACAGGCATTTGGGTTTTTGTATATATTGTCTGCATGAAATTAACAAAAGCCAACGACCCAAGATATAAAATCAATTTGGATAAACCAATTAAAGTGTATCGTAATCTACATAAACAATGTTGGAGTGTTCAACAGGATGGATTAGTTAAAGCCCACACTAATCTAATTAAATTATTTGATTGCGAATTTATTGTAAATCAAGCGGGCAGGGAAAAAGTAATTAAAGAGAGGAGAAAAAATGTTCATGCATTTATCAAAGGATATCTAAGTGAATTGTTTGATTCTTTACTAGATTCCAACAGTGGAACCGAAGTAACATACAATCCGTACAAAAACGAATTCTTTTACGAGAAAGAAAGTGGCAACTCAGTGCACAGTGCTGATGCAGTACTTCTCGATGATAGAAAAGTTTTTTCATTTTAAATTTGACTTATGGAACTTTTACTTATAATTTTATTTATATTCTTATTATCAACAACATTACCTTAATACATTATGAATAATATTACAGCAATCAAAGCAATGACATCATGGATCAACACCAACGGCAGAACTCCTGCTCCCGAAAACTATATAGATTTATATTTAGATAAAATAGGTTTTGATAATTTTGTTGAAACAGAAGATGTTGACAATGAAGTAGATTATGTTCTTGATTATGATGAACAAGATGTTTACGAAGAAATAGAATTAATGGAAAATAGTGTAAATACATTTTATACGGAAGACTGCGAAAATATGCAAGAATTTGTCAATACATTAATGGAGGGTTAAAATATGGATTTTGGAGAAGAAAATTTTTCAGCGTGGGGAATTCCCAAGAAAAAAAGAAGAAGCAAGAATGATTATCCCGAACCTGTCGAGCATAAAACTCGATTGGGTGAAATAAATGAGTTATTAGATAAAAGGATAGATCAAAAGAAAGCATTAGATGAAGCAAATAAAATAAAAGGATCAAATAAGTTGATTTCTGAGATAAATAAGACTATAATAGAAATAGACAAAGAATTATATAAACTTAGATAATGTATTTTAATAATGAAAATTCAGGTGAATCAGATGAATTAAATGAATTCTATAAAAAATTAGATGAGTCTGTTGATTTTCATTCAAGAAATTTACAAAGCAAAAGTCACGAAGAAGTCGCTAGGTTTATTGCAACAGTAACAAATAGTATAATTGACTTGTTAGATCAAATAGATGATGATCAGTTGGCAATTACTCTAACTCAATTAGTTGGCGCCACAATAGGTGGCATGGGTCAAGCAGTATTAGAATTGAGAGAAGAGAATGATATGTTGAAGCACGATATATTATATAAACTACAAGGGGACATTGATCCCGAATTAAATTAATTAAAAAAAAATTTGACTTTATTTGAATGTCTGATTAAGGTATTGGTATAGATTATGATTAACCCTCAAACAAAAGGAATAAAAATGAATGTATCAAGTTGTGAATCAGTAAGTGAAGTATTAACCGCAATCGGAGCAGAGAATGATTACTCTCTTCGTCCGATTCATGATTTCCCAACCTATCGTGGAGTATTCGATGGCAACGATAATCCTGTCGCTATTGTAAACAAAACATATAAATTAATGCAACCTGCTAAAGCATTTAGTTATGTAAATGATCTTCGTGAAGAATTAGACATGAAGTTTGATACTGCAGGTTTTACCAAAGGTGGTCGCAGAATGTATCTTACCTTACGCAAGGAAAATGCTATTGAGATTGACCCTAAAGTTGGCGACACTATGGATGAATTGATTTATTTTTGGACATCATTCGATGGTTCTATTCAGCATACTTTAAACAAAATGTTAGAAAGATTGGTCTGCACAAATGGTATGGTAGCTAAAGATGTTCAATCTAGTGTAAAGGTTAAACATTCTTCTCAAATGGAGTCTAAGTTAGATTCTTATATTTCTAGTGAGATTGAAAACATTAAAGCAACCTACGAAGAAACTAAACAAATTATTTATAGTTTAGCAGATACTAAGGTTTCTAAGTCTCAAGCTAAGGAAACTATCAATCGCTTATTCGCAGGTGAGAGCAAGAGAGCAGAGAAGACTAGAGAAGATATTCTTCAGAGATTTACCAATGGTATGGGTAACAGAGGTGAAACTGCTTGGGATTTGCTCAATGGTATTACCGAATACCAAAATCATGGCAAGACATTTCGCTCAACTGATGGTTCTAGCGCTTCAGAGAATAGATTGACTTCTTTAACTATGGGTCAAGACTCTAACTTGATGCACAGAGTTTGGAGCGAGTTAGTTAGTTTAAATTAATTTGTTTGGGGTTATTGTTGGTACCCCCCCTCCTTCGGGAGGGGGGTTTTTTTGTTTCTGTTTAAATAACGCTCACGCAGGTAATATGGCCAAAAGAAATAGAAAGCAACATCATCACCATGAAATAAAGCGCGTTCTAATTCAATAGCATACAACTCTTCCCAATTTTTATCTTCTTCTTTAAATAAAGTATCACTAGGTTTTAATTTATTTGAATTATTACAAGAGCAAATAAAAAATAATAAAATAAGTAATAACCTCACAAATGTATTTACACTAAATAAAATTTCACAAATTATAATAAATTGTATAAATAAAACTTGATACCCTTTGGTTAAAATAGTCTAGTACATAACAGGTTGGTATCGGGTGGGTAAGTGGGAATTATATTTTTTTAAACTTTTAGTTTGACATCAAATAAACTATATGGTTTATTGGTATCAGTTCTTTAATATATGCCAACGTGTTCAACCTTAACTGCAATTAAGGGGAGATGAGAGAGGTTTGCTTTGCAGAGTTAACTATCCTCTTGCAGGTTCGACTCCTGCCACGTATGGCACGCCTTTTAAAAAAAATTAAAATTTTATTTGACACCGATTAAACTATATGCTTTATTAGGATTATGAACAGAAGAAAGATAACTCTACATCACACTAGCGCCGAGGATTATAAGAAGAGTTTTGAGGAACTTGCCGATGATCCAAATTTACTTTTAGCACATAATTATGCAGGAAAGTATTACATCATCACTTTTTACGACAGATGGTATTGCGGAAAGTTAATTGAAAATTAATTTGACATCACCTTAACTATATGGTTTATTAGTATTATGAACAAAACAATATACTACAAAGAAAAAAACAACTTCGGCACAACTCACTTCTATATTGTATCCGAGCATAAAGATGCAATTAAGAGATTGACAGGTCGTTTAACTATAACTTCAGAAGATGCAAAGGCATTGCAGGAATTAGGTTTCAACTTTCAGTTGCAACAATCTTTTGCAAAATTACTTGACAACTAAAAACAACTCAACTATATTATTATCATGTACCAAACAATATCACAGTGGGATTTCGTTAGAGCATTTACAGAAATGAACAGAGAAAGCAATTTCTCCGAAGAAGGCAGGATTGCTTTGTTTGATTTCTTGGAAGAGGTTAATCCCGATTCCGAATTAGATGTTATCGCAATTTGTTGCGATTTTACAGAGTATTCTAATTTAAATGAATTAAAGCAAGAATATTCTCATTTATTAGAAGATGAAGATTTAAGCGATGACGATGAAGTGCTTGATTTCTTCAGAGATGAAACTGTCGTGCTAGAATTGAGCAATGGCGGGATAATAATTCAACAGTTTTAAATAGAATAAAATAATATCATACATATTATAAATAATATGAAAGATTTAGATTTAGCTCTTAAATATATACAATATAGATTAAAAGAAAACGAAGAAGTAATAATAAATAAACAAGGCATACAAGTTAATTTAATTAAAGCGAAAAATAGTATGCCACCAATGGATGCAGAAGATGCTAGAGACATGATTAATGGATTAATGGAAGATGCAGACAGAGGAATTCCAAGAGGTGTGGACGGCATAGATGTCGAGATGTATCAAAGGATGTACGAAGTTTAGTTGTAGTTGGTGTTCATCGGAGTTTTAGAAGTTTTCTCCGTTATCAAAAAAACTTCGATTTTTATTTGACTCGAGTTGTTTCTTATGGTTATGTAAGGCATGACAACATTACAAGACATTAAAAATTATCTCGTTATTTACTCCGATGGAGAAAATGAATACTCAACAAAAATCAAAGCAGTTTCCAAAGAAGATGCTTATTTAAAATTTGATCCATGGGAAGAGTTTGAAATTGTACAGGTAACTAAAATAGTTACTTTAGAAGAAGATTTAAATTTTATTAAATAGGAGGGAAATAAAATGATTAAAATAATTAGAAATAATTTTGATAATTGGATAGATATTAGAATATTTGATAAATTGATTGACAATGCAAGAACAGAAGCACAGGCAATTGCGCTAGCGCAGGAAATTCAATTAAAACAAAGGGAAGAAGGAAACTTATTAGCTATTTCAAACAGATTAAAAAAAAGTAAAAAAAAGTTTGCATGATATCTATTTATGCGCGATAGTATGATTATGAACAACAAAACAATCAACTTATTATCCTCTCCAAGCAAGATGCCTTGCGTTGGTTTCAATCTTCCTGCATTAAAATTTTGTCCTGCCGCGACTATCTTATTAAAGAAAGCAAAAGATAATTTAGATAAATTAATTTGTTCAAGTTGCTATGCCTGCAAAGGATTTTATCAATTTTCTAACACAAAACAATCGTTGCAAAACAAAGCGGATTTTGTTTTATCTAGTTTAAGACAAGACAACGGCAAAACTTTTGTTAAAGCAATGGCAAGCCAAATCTTTAAAAAGTATTATAACAAGGACGGAACACGCAAGACATTAAAGAATATAAACACAAAACTTTTTCGTGTTCATGATAGTGGTGACTTGTTTAGTGTTGCATATATCAAAGCTTGGATAAACATATGCAAAATTTTTCCTACTATTCGCTTTTGGTTTCCTACTAGGGAATGGATTAGAGAAAGCCAATTGGATGCATTAAAAGAATTAGCAAGTTTGCCCAATGTATCACTTAAACCAAGCGCGTTAGAAATTGATCAGCCTGCACCAAAGATTGAAGGTTTAGATTCAGGAACAGCAGTTTATAGTTGCGCAGAAAAAGCCAAACAGGACGGGCATTTTGTTTGTCCTGCCACAGCGACAGATGATCATACTTGCGCAGGTAACAATTGTCAAAATTGCTTTATCAAAAATTTCAAAAAACCTATAGCCTATCTTGCCCACTAAGGGGCAAGATTTAAATAATCTAAATAAAATAATAAATAAACTAAATAAATATGTTATTAATATTTTTAATTTGTTTCATTTGTCTTGTAGGATTAACATTACCTTAATTTAATTTGGTGTTCATAGTAGTGGTCTCCTGCTCAGGTTTTTGGGTTACCTGGGCAGGAGTTTTTTTTTGGTTTAGGTGTTGACGTGGGTTCATTCCTTTGCTTTATTGTTTGTATGAACACTATACAACAAGATTTAAAGTTCGTTGCAAAAAGGAAAGACTCTCCTGCATTCGAACAAATTTGGAGAGCATTCAAGAAAAGCAAATTCAATCCTTCTCTTAGTCAAGGCAATGGAAACAAGGCATGGAAAAGATTAAGAAAAATTAAAAAAGAATTGAATTTAATTTGACACCACCACCAACACGTGCAAAGTTATATTTATGAGCAGTAAACATATATCCAACGGCATGAAGAAAGTCATGAAACAACTAAAGAAAAATGGAGTAGCATTTCGGGAAACCAAGAAAGGAGTTTTCCTCACACATCCGAAAGCAAAAACTCAGTATCTTATGCATTTTTCGGAGAAAGCTATTCATCCCGTCCGTAGGTGGGCAAGATTAGAATTAGGTTTAGATTTAAAATTCTAATGAAAGCGCTTGCAATAAGAAAGAAAGTTTTCTTTATTAGTTCAATACCTCATAAGAATAAAAAGAAAATAATACCCAGGAAAGCTAAATACAAAAGAAATGAAAAAGATTGCTGAAATACTATACCATTATAAATTATTTAATTTAGATGTAAAAGAATATATCTCTCTCATAAAGAGAAGTAAATCAATCAAATCATTTAAAACAAAATAAAATTTGACTAAATAGGTGAAAGGAATTAATTTGTTTATATGAATAGAAAAGACAGAATCATCCGAGCAATGCAAAAAGCGACCAAGAGGAAAAGCAAGAGCGCTTGGTTACTTTATACTTTAATTGATTTATTTGATATTGAATTCAAAAAAACTTTAAAAAAGATTTGACTCAGAGAACCAACTAGCATTATATTAACCTTATGAATACAACACCAATCATTGAAATTGAGGAGTTCGACGCTGAAACGTTTGAACTGAATTATCATTGCGCAAACTCTTACGATTCCTTTTATTTAAAAGGAACAATTGTATTAGAAGAAGAGGAAAGTCTTTGGGGAGATCAAGTCAGCGCTTGCCACTTGGTGGCAAAAGTTAACGAGATCACTGAAGTATTTCAGTTTGACGAAGAAGGGGAAGAAATGAATCATGTAAATTTAGAACTTGCAAGGGAAGCAATGCAAGCGATAGAAAGAAAAGAGGAAGTACTTGACACCAAGTATTATTCAATAAATTATAACTTATAACGATAGAAGAAAAAAAGAATCAGTTTTCTCTCGCTTTCTGATTTGACAAAAAAGCGAATATCTTTTAAATAAAATAAATAATAATAATTATTAAATAAATTAAGTTATGACAACATTAGATATTAAAAACAAAATTAAACAAATTAAAATTAAGATGCGGGAAGCAGAATCATGGGATGAGCTCGCCAATCTCGCAATTCGATTAAAAGGCTGGCAATTAGAACTCGCCAAAAAAAAGTAAAAAAAGATTTGACAGGGTTTGGTTTATATAGTTTATTAAGGTTACAGTTTATTTATTTTAATCTAAAGAGAAAGGAAAACCATGAAAGAACAAGAGTTATATAATCAACCTCACCTGTTATTTAATACAGGTTGTCGTTATACAGAACACGGTCAAAGAATCCTAGCGCTTCAGCTGGGCAATGACGTTCTTTGTCACGATTACGATAGATCAATTAGTTATTTCTTTAAAGATTGCCCACTTGACGCGCGGAAAATCGAAGCAAGAGAAAAAGCGAGTGGATCTCATACTTCAATTTATGATTTTAAAGAGGATATTATACTTTGGAGAGTTTGGGATCATTGGGCAGAAAAATTAAATTTAGAGTTTTAATAAAACAAAGGGGGGGAAGAAATTCCTCCCCTTTTTTAATAAATAAAACAAATAGAACAAAAATAAAATAAATAAAATAAATAGGAGGAAATAAAATTGAAAGATAGAGAAATATTAAAAACAGAATTAAATAGATTAGTTAAAGAGGAAGGTTTCAATCTTCAGTATGCAAATGATATACTTTTATTATTTGATGACGAGATCGAAGACGGGCACAGCGCAAACACAGCCTACGACAAGGCAATGCAAGACATCGACAACGTAAAGGCTGGAGAATGGGATTTATAATTTAATTAAAAAAAAGTAAAAAAAAGTTTGCAATTTGATTTCACCTGTAGGATAGTAAGGTTATGAGAAACAGCACCACCACCTACCACGAAACACTTCACACCTTAGTTCAAGACGTACAGGAGAATTACCTGGATCTGAACAGCGCAACCAGTGAAGAGTTTGCAAATCACTTCTGGCAACCAGTTGGATATAACGAGACAGTGCGCGAGTCTTTCAAGTTGGATTCCATAAAGGGAAAGGGCACACGTCGTTATTTACAAGTTGTGATTTATCGATTTGAAACAGGAAGATACGAACTAGTTTGCTACTCCTAAGGGGTAGCAAACGTTTAAATTAAATAAAATAAAATAGGAGATAAAAGAAAATGACAAGGAAACACTTCACCATCGTAGCAAAAGAATTAAACTTCTCATTGCGTAATGCGCCTAACAGCGCTCCAATCATTCGGGATCTCGCCACAGCGCTAGCAAACGAGTTCGAGCAATTAAATCCAAACTTTAACAGGTCGAAATTCCTAGCAGTTGCGCTAGGATAAAAAAAGTAAAAAAAGATTTGCAATTTAAGCAAAAGAATGAGATCTTAATTTTATGTTTGAAAACGACGTAGACCTCACACCAACTTGGGAGTTCGCTGTAAAGATTTACATCGAAGTTCTCGAAAATGCAAACGCCTCTTTTGAGGGAAAACAAGCTGCGCGGGAGGAGCTTTTAAAGCTTGCGCAACTTGTAGACAGGCAAAACAAGGAAGCCTGAAATTTCAGCCCCCTAGAAATAGGGGGCTTTTTTTTACCTACAAATAGAAATAATTTATTTAAATAGAAATAAAAAATAGAAATAAAAATAATTTATTGAAATAGAAATAGTAAAGATCTTATTTTAATTTATTTATTTAATTTGTATATTTAGTTTATTTATAGCGGCTATTAGCTGAACTAATGGATCTTATTAGTAAAACTTCTGTGAATAACTTTTTTAATTTTGTGAATAACTAGCGTTGACAATTTTGATTTTTTCCTTTTGATTAGTTTTATCGTTCTTTTAATTCTTTTAAACTTAAACTCTTAAATTCTTATTATTATGAAAGATTATAGCAACCTCACACGTGAAGAAATGGCAAACCTTACAAGTAAAGAAATGGCAAACCTTACAAACGAACAAATGAAAAAAATTCACACTGACATACTTTGCGCTTTAGCGGATAAATTTCAACGTGAAGAACCACCACATGAGCGCTTGGTTTGTGAGAATGGTTGCAACTCATGGGCGGACGAAGATATAAAACTTTTTTGTGATGATGAGAATTATGCGCCAAGTGATGATTATCATTATGGCAACGATTATTTCAAACAAGAATGGATAGATGACGAGTTTTAAACTTGTCGTTTTTTTTACTTGCTTTTTATTCAAACCTCGCTTTTATTATAATCTCACACTTATTAACTCAAACAAAGGAAAACTAAAATGATTCTTGAAATTTTATTCGTTGCAAACTTCGCTTTTGCTTTTTATATCATCACTAAATTAGGAAAATTGGATTGTGAATAACTTTTTTTTGACAATTTCAAAAAACTCCTTTTAATTAAATTAAATTCTTATTATTAACCAACCAACCAAAGGAAACTAAAATGTACCTAATCAATCCAACTGAAGTATCAAACCTTGCCAACGTAGTACAAACTACCGCACGGGAATTCAAATTGCATGACGTTAGCGAATGTGATGACGTAAACGACGTATTGAATCACTTGAACGTCGGGCGCTATTCTAAAGTAGATATTCCACACGTTTGCAAGGGCTATTCTGTTATTAAAGACGATTTCGGGAATCCTTTAAGTATCGTTCAAGATACTTATGATTTGCTCCAACCACAAAGGGCTTTTGCTTTCATGGACTCACTACGTGAGCAAGTGGGCTTTACATATAGCAAAGCGGGCTTCTTACAGAATGGACGTCAGCTTTTCATTCAAGGCAAACTTGGCGATTTCGAAGTACCAACCACTAGCGCAAGACGTAAGGGCGATATACTGAACAAAATCATCACCGCAAAAACTTCATTTGATGGAAGTATTGCAACCACAATCGCCATTGAAATCTTAAGAGTTTGGTGTGACAATGGTTGCGCATCATGGGAAAACGATTCCATAATTGGCAAGGTAAAGCATACCAAGAATCAAACCGCAAGAATGAATCTTGCCCTTTCCCATGCAACGGGCTTGCGTCAAGTGGTTCAAGATTTGGAAAACGATATTTCCACACTTTCCAATGTACAAATGACGGGCGAACAATTCGAGCAGATTGCCAATCGTGTATTTGCGGGCGATTCGACAAGGGCAGAAAATCAGCGCGATGCGGTAAAGGCTCAATTTGCAAACGAGCGTTTAGGCGCATTTGGAAGTACCGCGTGGGATGCAATGAATGCTTTCACCGCATGGGCGACTCATGAGCGCACGTCTCGCAATACAGAACAAACCACACGTGAAGAGAATCACTTTCGCGCACAATCCGATTCTGCTTTTCCTCGCAAGGTTCGCAAGGCAATTCAAGAGGTAATGGCGGTATGATACTACTTGCCATAATAGCGGGCGCGTTCCTTATCAGTTTGACGTTGCCATAATCTAAACCAAGCGCCCGAAAGGGCGCTTTTTTTTGCGCTTAATCAAATACAAAAAACATTTGCAGGAAATACTTAAATAAAACAAATACTTACATACATACATATACATATATATACCAACAACACCAACAAAGCGGTATTATCTCAACTAATGAAGGCTATTAGTTCGGCTTATGTCATCATGCTATAAAACAAACTAATGAGATTGATTAGTTAAACTTATGAAAAAAAACTAAAAAAAAAGAGTCTATTTGCTTGCAATCGTTTCCATATGTGCTTACTTTGTTTGTATATGAAAATTCAAATCGACTCACAACTCGCCTCGCGCATCAGGGATGCACTTATCAATTCAAACGCAATCGGATTTGCTCGCCTAGTATCTTTTACTGATGCAAAGGTTTTGAAACGTAACAATCCGAACCCTATCGTTTACAAACTATCGGATAGTTTGGTAAACCTAGGTTTTCATTATATCAATTCACTAAAGGCTCAGGCTAAGCGCGAGGGTAAAACTTGCGAGTTTGACGTAAAGCCTCGCCAATGGGGAAGACGTATTGACGGCACAAGCCTAGTTCATCACGTGCTTAAAGACGGCACAGAAAAGTATTATCTAGAGGCTAAGGTTGAAAAAACCTTTTCAACTCGCTATTTCACCCCTGAAGGCTTGGAATTGACAAAGGATGAAGTTGAGCCTTATTTGCGCAAACCAAGCCATAGCTCAACGCAAGAGCCTTTAGAAAAGAAAATTTTCTTACGTGATTATTCTCTAGAGAATATCGTTTCGATTAAGTTTGGCAAAAATGAGTTGAGTTGAAAACCAAGGGGGGGGGAAACCCCCCCCTATTTTCCAAAATTTTAAAATTTTCTAAAATTTTTTTTTGAAGCGGGGGGCCCTATTTTCAATATCGAAACAAAAAATCACATTTTTAATAAATAAAAGAAAATTAAACTATATAAGACTATATATCGATTTATATATACCCCCCCCTATTAAAAGAAAACAAAAGAATGAATATTTGTATTGAAATATATAAAAACTTAAAAAAAATCCAAGGGGTATTTTTCGAAAAGGTGTAATATATAGTATATATTAAAAGATAAAAGGAGGGAAAACAAATGCTTAGAATAATTTGCTTAATATTTATATTGGTTATGCCTGCATGCTTAAATAAGGACTTTAACGAGCTCAAGGACATACCTAGAACTGGAGATGAACAAAAATACAGGATAATAGACAGAAATCGACTTGGATTTCATTTTAACTACCAAAAAGGACACAATTCAGTAAATATTGAAGTTCCTAGGGATGTTCAAATGATTTTGCTTGATAATAGATATCAAGAGGTTGATTACTTCTTCTTCTTAAAATTCAATAAATGGTTTAAAGATTTAGTCTTTCATAATGGAATTATGCCAATTATGCAAAACGAGACAATTGATTGTGATAATTTCGCAATGTTGTATAAGTCTTTATTTGGCGTGGCCGCCTATGCGTCGAAAAATAGTCAAGAATTTGCTGTAGCAAGTATGGTTGTTGTGCAAATGCATGAATTTGGAGGAATTCCAAAAGGGGGAGTTCATATGCTAAATTTAGTATTTACAAATAAAGACTGGTATGTATTTGAGCCTCAAACTGGAGAATTTATAGAATTGCACAAATACCCAAACCAAAAATATATAAAATATATTATACTATAATTAAAAAGAATATTGGAATCGGTCTATTATGTCTTGAAATTTTGATCTAATAATTTGTATAGATTCATCATTATAAAGAGTGCGATAATCGTCTGGTCTAATAAAGTTTTTATTGAAATTTCTTAATTTTGCTTTTGGTATATTGCATATATTGCAAAATTTATCAAATCCTGATTGTAATTCTTCAAATTTAATTATATAGTGATATCTATCATAGTAATGAGAAGGAAGTGGCTCTATCAGCTTTACAAATTCATTAAAATCTTTATTTATCTTTTTTTTATATATTTTTTTTGTTTTTTCTTCTATTGTTTTGATGTAGCCATTTTCAGCATCTAATATATAGTGATAAAGAGATACCGCCCGATCCCAAGGATTTCTTACTGATACTAACCTCCTGAATTCTAGTGGATTTGCATTATTGGATTTAATTTCTTTGAAAAGAAAATCTAAACCGCAGTGGGGATTACATCTATAAAAATCAGAACCTATAGATTCTTGCAGGCCAGCCATAATTGTACTTCCTGCACATTTGGCCACATGAGAAAATATAATTTTGTGTTTTATACTATAAGCTCCCATTAAAAAACCTCATATTCAATTGATAAAAGATAAAAAACGTGCAAAGTCCTCTTGATTTCTATATAACAATAATAGTTTGATAATTTGTCCTTAAGTTCGTCAAAGTATTTTTGATTAATTAGCATTAAAATAGCACCAGAATCGGTGTATTTTATTTCATCTGAAAATTCATAGCATATATTGTATATAGAATCATTCATTTGAGGTCAAAAAGGCCCTTAAAGTCTTAATTAATTTGCCAAAGCTTGCTCCATCAAGAACAACATGTTTAGCGCTGCAAAGAGATATAAAGTCATTATCTATATCAATGAGATCAATGCCAGTACTTTTATTAACTAAAACTTGCATGTTGAAAATATTACTAATATCATTAAAAATATTATTTAATCTCAATTTGTTTTCATCCACAGCTTCTTGACTAAACCTCCAGGTATTATTTTTTTCATTATCGCCAAAATGCATTGCTCCAATAAATTTTATTTTATTTATTTCTGGGAAATTTTGAATTTTTTCTTTTATTTTTGCAATCAATTGATCTGGATAAAAAATAAATAACTTATGAACATGAGCATATGCTCTATCAGAATTTATTTCACCAAAAGGTTCCATTACGCAATCTCCTATTCGCATATTAATGTAAAGAGTTTCATCATCTAAATTAAGATTTTTTTTAGACTTGGAAATTAATTTTGCTATAGCTTTTTTATTTATCGATTCATCATCGTCAACGGAAAGCAAATATTTTTTCAAAAAAGTATTATCGTAATCAGGACTTCTAAGTATTTTGTCTCTATCTAAATGCCATCTCAAGCCTTTTTTAAATATCAGATCTCCAATTCTATAATGTTTATTTGAATTTAAGACAGGAATTAAACTAGCTAAATCTAATTCTTTTTTTTGAAAATTCTTCATAACCTAACCGCGAAATATCGCCCAAATATTTTTCGTATACAATATTGTAACTTGTATGATTGTAATATTTTTTATAATCATCATGATTGCTTGTGTTTAGCTTTTTAAGCAAAGGCCTGTTGATTCCAATTTTTTCACATATTATACTAAAAGAAGATTCTATTTCCTCAAGTGGAAATACATCTATATTTGTTAGATCATGATCTAGCCATCTAAGTTGAGGCATTAAATGTTGATATCTCTTGGATATATCTAAATCTTTCAAACGAAGAACAAACTCATAAAATGAAATTTCATTCAGATTCAATTCGTGCATTACACGCAAGTCATCTTCTACCATGCCACCACATTTTAAATAATGATATGCACTGACTACCCTATCAAATGGATTTCTAGAAATAGCAAACTGGTAGTAATCCTGAACTTCTGGGAATTCTTTGTAATATTGACTTTGAAATGCATGTCCATACTTAAAAACATCTTCATCGCAAAAAGGATGTAATGCATCAATAATTGAACATCCTCCATTTTTAGGTATATGAACAAAAACAAATTTATATCTATGACTTATCACAATATATGATATATTGTGTTTCATGAATATCAAAATTTAAGCCATACTTCTCGACAAATTCATCCATAGCCAAATCTTTCAAAATCCTCTTTATATTTAGATATTACCAAGTTTTTAGATTCTTCATTATAATAATCAAGATAATTATCTTTTATCGTTCGATTAAAGTGCGGCAAGCTCAACCCTTCTATTTTTGCTTTTTCAAATACATGGTCAATATCATTAGATATATCTTCAAGTTTTCCCACAAAATCTACATCCAGGGGTATGAAGTCGCTTTGAGGTTGCCAATGATGGTTGTCTTTTTCATTGGTAAAATTCAAAAAATCAATAAAAGTTAATTCGTTAGGTTTATCCAAAAATTCTTTCATTTGCTCAACTTTTATTTTTTCATTTTCATTGATGGATTTTCCTGTAAACATTTTGAAATTAGATACCGCTCTCGCAAAAGGATTTCTGACAAAAGAGAACTTGAAGTATTCGCCAATGGGTCTTTTTGGAGTGGTTAGGCATTGAGCTCTTGAGAATAATAATTTTGTGATTGATGTAGATGCAACCTTGGGCACATTATAATAAATAATATTTAATTCTTCATCAATATATCTAAATGTATATTTCTTATCTTGTTTTTTTAGATGTTGTGCTGAAGGACAGGAGCACTTGATAAATTCACATTTTGGATTCATTTATAATAATAAATAAATTACGAATAAAATCTATTTCAAAAATCAAAATTTGGAAGCTCTGAAAAATCTCCAGAGAAGTTATACTTTAATTTTTCAAAATCTTTCTTGTAAACATTGTATACAATTTCCTTTTCTTCATTTGAATAATCGTACATCAATGACTCAGAGCCTGTTTTTCTGATTTCGGATGTGTTTTTGTATTCAGAAATATTATTCATAATCTTTATATCTCTATCTATAGATTCAACCCTACCTATATAGTCAAAATCGCCACCTTCTAGAAAATAAATTTGAGGAAAAAAGTGTATTATATTTGTACTAGCATCCCTTATCCCATGATGTAGAAAATCAGAAAATGTGGCAAAATTATTTAAAAGATGACCTGCATATGCCAAATCATAATTATTAGAAGATCCTCCGTTAATTAAATATTTGTAGGCACTATAACATCTATCAAAAGGATTTCTTACTAATGCAAAAACTTTTTTATCTTTAAGATCCTCTTTGCTTAAATCCAAAAATTTACAATGAGAATCTCCAGAGAAAACTCCTATATTTTTTTTTGTAAAATTCCCTGCACATTTAGGTATATGTATATATACTAATCCATTTTCGGAATCTATCGCATTCTTGATACTTTCTTCTTGACTTGATGTGTTTTTATTTTTTGAAAGAGATGCGATCAAGGGCTCTCTTTTCTTGCAAGAAGTTTGATATAAATTTGAAATTTCATAAAAATGATCTTTCACAAAAACATCTATATTTTTATTTGTAGAAATTTTTAGATTAAAATCTTTGCAAGAGTCGACGAAATCTATCCCCAGGAATGCTTTTCCAATTTCTGAAAAAATAAAATCTAATAGAGGGGGCTCGTATATATTTATATAATTTAATATTTTTAATGTTTTCTTGTAAGCTTCTTGTTTTGGAAAAAAATAACCAGAAAAAATATAAAAAATAGAATTAATATTTATATATGGGTATGTTTTATTCAAACAACCCATTTTTTGATATTTAAATGCTGCAGAGACTATAGGATTCTCAAGAAAAATAAACGGCCAAAACCCAACCTTAAATGCTAAAGCTATCTTTTCTAGGTAAAGAGGTACGTCATTATCGAATTTATCGATAAAAAATTGATTGCATTCGATAAATAAAATATGAATTTCTTGCTCTAAGTCGATCAATAAATTTAAATCTAAAAAATTCTTTATTTTATATTGATCAACAAGTTTTTGAGAAATAATCAAGTTTAAAAAAATAGGTGTATGAGAATTATTCGACGTTAAATTCAATTTAAGAAAAACTGAATCAGGAGCCACTTCAGAATCGTTTGAATAAAATTCATCACAGACTCTATAAATATTTTTTTGACAAGAGATGTCTGTTTCTTGGTTTAAGTTGAAATAGAGGGGTATTTTAAACTTAGAATTATTTTCAAAATAGTGAATATTATATTCATTTATATCAGGCTCTCTGGAAAAGCTTTTCTTTTGATGTAAAATCTTTCCATTATTGTATTGTTTTAAAATATCTTCACTTGAGATAACAAAGTCCCTAGGGTCACTAATATTCAAAATAAAATCTGTATCTAATGAGATAAAGTGTTTCTCATCCAGATCTTTTGTTACAAGATGTAAAGCAATATCAAAATTAAGATATCCGTAATTATTATGCAAATTGTTTTTTATATATTTTTTAGAATTTAATATGGCTTTTTTTGTGGCCAAACTGTTTTTATAAATTGCCACTCCATTTAAATGTTCTTTATATGGAGATTGATAGTGACTTTCGACCCGCCCTTTATATTTACTTCCAGCAATATTGAATTCATTTTTAATGCAAAAATCTTCGCAAGTATCAAACCAAAAATCACTTAGTGGTCTGGTATCACACTCAAGCATTAAGAAGTATTCATGTTTGCTTTCGAACATTTTTTCCATTGCTTTATAGAAAAGCAAATTAGCACCAGAAGTATAACCTAGATCTGGGATATTATCAGGCAATCTTTTTCTAACCCAAGGATACCAAAATAAATCTTCATCCTTTTCGATATTACAATTAATTATTGTTAGAGAATTACAGTTCTTTTTATTGTTTATTGATTTTTTAAAAACTTCTAATTTAGAAACTAGTTTTTTTTCATCAAAATTATTTACAAAAACATATATATCAAAAGATTTTTTTTTACTAGGTTTAGCTTCTAAAAATTCACCCAAACTTTCACTTAGGTCTCCGCTTAAGATTTCTTCTATTGTGCATATATAAAACACACATAATGTATCAGACGCAATCATTCAAAATTGTAGTCACAGACTTCGATTAAATCTTTATTTTTTTCAAAAACATCGATGAATAGTTTTTCGTTATACATATTTTTATAATTAAATTTGACAAAATTTAAGGGTGGGATAGATTTAAAATGAACTCCAATTACTTCTCCTAGAGCCTTAATATCTTCTTTGTAATTTTCGGCCCTAATAAAATATTTATCCATGTACAAGTAGGGAGGCTTCCAGTGTTCCGTTGTTTTATATTTTATATAATCATCAAAGCTTGAAATTTTTAATTTAACTTGTTTTTTACCAGTATTATACCCAATGTATCCATTTCCATTTTTGCGAAAAAAATTATAATTATAAGCTATATACTTCCAGGGATTTCCTACTATATAAACAAGTCTATAATTTCGGAAATCTTTGATTTTTTCTTTTATAAAATTTAATGTTATGTAATCATCTGGAAAGTTTGAAAATGTGATTTGATTGTTTATAGATGAAGATATATAAGAAATTATGTTCAAACTTCGATTATCAAAAGGAATCTTGTTAATCAAGATAATTTTGTATTGTTCGGAAAATAAAATCATACTAAAATAAACCTCTTTCTATGGAGTCATGTATTATAACTGAATTGATCATTCTTTCAAGACAAAATGGAAGGCATGGAAAATATTCCAAGCCAGTAGATTGAATGAAAGAATTGCTGGGTTTAAAAGTTTCAAAATTTTCATCACCCTCGTGAGGATTCACATAATAAGACTCCTTGTTCATTATAAAATTCACACGCGAATCTGAATAGTACAGTTCAAGAATAGGGCCGATAATTTTTTTAAAAAAATTAATATAGAAATCAGATCTAGCGACCCAGAAGTTACAATAAATTGGGTTTTTGATTAAAGTCAGTTCTCGCGTGATAAATTCTTTTTCAAATATATTATGTTGATATAATTTTTTTAATAAATCAAAATAGTGAATTCTGATTTCGGGGTGGTCATCAAAAATGTCTTGAATTTTATCTGTTTTTTTATTTGGAAATATTTTGTAGTTATTTATCTTTGGTGAGATTATGGATGCTTGCGGGTTTTTATCTATAGCTTTTTCTATGGTTTTTAGAGAGTAATTCTTTAGCTTATTTCCCACAGAATGAGAGAAAAAACCTATCCATTCAGAATCAACATTCCATTTCTCATTTTTCAGGAAATGAAAAATAATTTCTGATTCAAATCCTGGAAAATGAAAGTCATTTCTGAGCCAAACAAAATCTTTATCAAGACTTGCCTCTTGGTCTTCCTTGTAATATATTTGATATATCTTTAACTTTTCTTTCATTTTGATAATTCTTCAATTAATTTATAATCATACCTGCAATAATTCTTGAAACTATTTTGAGTACTTTGACTCAATTCATTCCATTTAAAATCTATTTTTTGGGAGGTTTTGTTTTTGCTTAAATTTAAATAAGAGTCGGGAACCATCTTAGTTGAAATACCATAACAGATTGAGAATATTTCATCAATAAAATCATGCAGGTTATTTTTGCCTAAAACATGACATCTTATGCCCCTTAATACCTTCAATGTATGATTGAAGTCATCATCTGTAATTAGAAGATCGTCATGCAATCCGCAGACAGATCTTATGACATAAGAATCCTCAACTGCATAACTTCTTAAATATGTTTCAATGGTTAAACCATCATAAATATTGTGAGTTTTTTCATGAATTGAATCACTTGATTGCAAGTAAGAGAATAAAGAAAGCGCTCTATCAAAAGGGTCTCTCAATATTGTAAAGTAACAAAGCTTTTTCTTTACAATTTTAGCAATATTATCTGCAAAGATGAAGTTATTTAAAAATGAATTACCTACTGGATCAAATGTAATAGAAAATAAATGCAAATTTTTACATTTTAAATTCTCAAAAAACACATCCTCAGAAATTCTGTCTACATGAGGATTTGATTCAACCTCTAACTTGAAGTCATTAGAATTTGCATGTATATTATTAGGGCTAATAACACAACAAGTAGACTGGCCACCACCTTTTAAGTCTACTATACATTTTCTGATTTGTTTATTTGTTGACACAGACTGCTTATCGAATTTTCCATTTTCGCAGTGGTAAAAATTATTAAATGTTTGCATCCAGCTTAGCATATATGTACCCGCATTTTTAGGTATATGAATGTATACAGGTAGAAATATAGGGCTAGAAATCATTTTATAAACATAGGTGTAAATGAAGGTTGAGTTTTTTCTTCATTCAAATTCATCATATCATGATAAATTTTACTCATCCAATTTCCAAGAACTAATGCAGAATAACTATCTTTTCTTGCCTTATTGGGGCCCGTAGTTCTTTTTAATGTATCAGGAAGGTCAAAGGTTTGAGTGCCCTGAGAAGTGGTTTTAATTTGTATTAATGCACATTCAGCTTTCGTGAGATTAATCATATCATTCTGATGCTCCACAAAGTCTATCATTAAAGAACCGCTATTTTGTTTTTCTTCTAGTTCTGCAGTATTGATAAACTTTAAATCGGTGATTGGTATTTTTTTTCGTATTTGATTGGTGTAAGATTCATTAATCGCTCTAGAAGCAAATAAAATTCGCTTATGGTCAAAGTTTGCCTGAAGCAATTCGTTCGCAATACGAATCCAAGAACTTGTAGGCTTTCTTAAGATGCAATATTTATATTGATTTGGATCATACTCATTTCTTGCATTCCTTAGGTCATCTGAATAATTTTCTGGTCGTTCAAAATCAGAAGATAGCATCTTGATCGAAATTTGACTCTGCTTAAAGATTTGGCTTTCATTACATGCATTAATAAATTGAACTCCTCCATTATAATCCCCAACCATAGCTACAATATTAAAATGTTTTATTAAATAATGAAAATATTTTATATGATGTTTAAGGTTAGTTCCAGCAAGTGCATAGCTATGAACAAGGGTGCTAATTCCGCTCTCTTTATTTAATTTAAAAACTTGGATAGCGAAATCATCTGAACTTTCTGACTCGGCCCAACTTGGGTCAAAGGCAAGCAAATACTGATCTCCAGGGTTACCCGAAACTTCCACAGAAGGTGCGTCTCCATCAGGTATTGTACATGCAGCCATCCTTGATGTTTTAAAGTAACCAGAACTATCATCTGTGAAAATTGCTCCAAACTCTCTATCGAACTGAGATTGACTCATTGTGGCTTTTGATTGCATGATCAAATTTTCATCATATAACTTCTTAGGGGCACAATCATAACTAAACTGCATAATGCATCTAGTAGCATTGCCATCTTCTTCTATTTTTTTGTCAATCAGGAGTTCGAATTGTTCATATAGCTTATACAAATATTCAAATTTATAACTAGCAGAAGACAAGGCTATAAGTTTATTATTTGGCCACACGTACCTATCTTCTTCTTTCATTTTGCCTTTTTCTATTAATTCACTCTCTATATTATAAAGCCTTTCTCTTTCAACAGGATTTTCTACAACAGAAAGAAATGGCACAATAACTTCGTTATAAATTCTTTCGGGCATCAACAGAAATTCGTCAATTATTATTCTATGAAATCTAAATCCACGCAATTTTGATCCGTCACCAAGAGGCAGTGCTCTTATCCGCGATGAGCCGATTTCCATTAACCATTCATCATTGCTTTTTGACTTGTGAGTAATGCATTGGGCTAAAAGACTTGCCTCTGGTTTTGCGGCTATATCTTCTATTTTTTTAAAAATCATTTTAGACTGCCTAAATGATTTTGATAGAATACCTATTTCAACCCCTTGGTTTAAAATGGCATCTAAAAAAGCATAAATGCCTGTGGTGAAAGATTTAGACATACCTCGTGACCATACCCCTAATGTATAGTCAGTCTCAAACATTGCCTTTATTGCCATATGTTGAAACGGGAATAATTCAACACCCGCTATAAGGCTAGTAGTGAATGTAATATTTTCTTTTAAAAATTTATAGAGAAGCACCTTGGCCTCTTCTTCGTCTTCAATGTATCCTTGAATCTTGGAAAGTTCTTCGTTGAATTTTTCCTTTTTTTTTCTGGATTGAAGACCTTCTTCCCAGCTCATTATTCTCTATATATGCGTTTCCATGTAAAATGCTCAGGATCTACTTCGTTAACTAAGAATTCTAAAAATTCATTAGTTTTAAATCCAATACATGAATGTATATTTAAATAAGCATTTTTTGTTTTTTGAACAAAATGACCTGTGATTAAAATGTTCTGACCTTCATGAACTACACGAAATCCTTTCATGTCTTCATTATGTTTTCCGAATTCAGTGACGACACCCATAACCTCTGTGTTAGGATCTAATTTTTCGTTTATTTTTTGAGCTAAATTTTTTATAGCTTTATCTTTAAAGAAAGAAGCTTTTATATTTTTTAGATCTACACAAAGGTCTATAGACCATAAGGTTTTATTTTCTTTCATAATGTTTGTTTAAAAAATATTGCACATCTACTTTCCATAGTTTTTTCCCATAGAATAATATTCGAGGAATCATATTTTTCAACTCAGAACGATTATTTAAAAATAAAATCTGCAAGCAATCTTGATAGTTTTGTGCCAAAACTTTTGTGTTATGCCAAATGTATGGCATCTTGGATTTATGCGGAGAAAATAGATTATTTTTATTTATAGATTCTATACTGCTTTCTACAGCCATAAAGATATAAGAGTTGAAACTGCGAGCCCTATCAAGTTCTCGCTTAAATCTATCAAAATTATTCCCACTCATTGTGGACTTAAAGTCCTGCTCACTTTTTCTGTCAATAAAAGTGTAATCGTACAGTTCTCCGCCTACGGCATAATCTCCAAAATCAAGCTTCATAATTTGAGAATTTTTATATTTTATAGGCTTCTGCTCTCTACTGTCAATAAAAATATTAAACTCATCATTGTACTCAAAATCAAAAAAATCGCTTGGGATAGGTTTAGAAAAATTAAAATTTAAATTTAAATTTTTACAGTAAGAAACATAACTTTTAAAAAAATATTTGTATAAATTTATGTCAGGAAGACTTGACAAATTTAATTCGATAGAACATAAAGCATTTTTTATTTGCTTTTCTTTTATTCTTTTTTTATATAAATTATCTATGTAATCAGCGGCGACATTATTATCGGTGGTCATCAGCCATTCGTTCATTTCTTCATCGCTTGAAAAATTTGTATCAAAATAGTCTTTTATATTTTTGAATTTTATTTTTTTGTTATAAAGTTTTGAAAATCTAGGGTAGAATTTCTCATAATATTTTTTTTGAGAGATTTTATGAGTTCGTGAAAGGTGAGCGTGCAAACCCTTATGCGAAGAAAAAGATTTATCACAAAGTTTGCATTCGAGATTCATTATATGACATCTTCCCTCCTTAATCCCATAACTCTTGCCTTCCAGGAGTCCATAGTTTCAAGTCTGTCCGCCTCGTTTTCTACGAGTATCTTTTGTTTTTCAGCAATGTCTATCATTCTTTGCCTTTCTTCGAATTCTTGAAATGATTGTACTATATTTAAAACAGAGGCGAATTGGCCCTCCCTATTCTTCATTCTAACAGCTCTGTCTCCATTTAATTTTTTAATCAAGGACTCCTGCCTTTGTTCGCATTGATGATATTCCGCACTTTTGGCTTTTAATATCTCAGCTAACTTTACAGACATTTCTGTTTGGTCTTCACACGAATCAAACATTGCGTTTAATTTTTCCATGTTTTTTTGAATGGTTTTTAAGTTGATATAATCAACGCAAACATTGATATAAAGATTTACTTCATCTACTGTAAGATCAGGCTTGTTCCATATGGCTCTAATAAATTCTGACTCAAATAAAATGGCGTCTTCATTATTATAGGTATTCATTAAGCTTATAAACCTTGGAGAAGATAAGCATTTTTTTAAATTTTCTACACAATCCTTTTCGTTCTTTTTTAAGTTCGAAATATCTGGGCCGATGTCAGCTTGCGCATGATCATTTATTTTTTTTATTACTTTAACATCTGACTTGGGTGGACAATATAAATCTTTTTCGACCTCTTTATCAAAAGTGGGTTTGACAAAGTCTGGAGAATTTGTTTTAAGAAAATCAGCCACAGTTCTTTGCTCCATACTTAAATTTTTAACATTCCTGTCTTGAAATATTAATTGGGCTATTTGAAGGCTGTTAAGATCATCCATTGCATATTCTTTGATCAGATTTTCTTGATCTTCTGTAAGGGTAATTTTAGCTACTTTTTTGTGAACTTTGGTTTTGTAGCCATACCCTTTTTCGAGCATGTATGAAGCAACAGCCTTGCCTTCTTTGTTTCTACCATCTAGAGAGTCGTCATTAAATAAAGACCTTGTTAACTGATCAATATCTGGTATGTGAAGATAATTTTTATCAATAAAATCTTTTTGAGCGTCATTTAACATAATTAATGTAATATATCCTTTTTCTCAATTAAATTTGAAATTATTTTCTTGTATTTAACTTTTAAATTTTTAATCTGTTTGTATCCAGCTTTTCTCCCCTTTTCTGTAGTCTTATAGCCAAGTGATTCAGCAACTTCTTCTTCTCCCATTTCATCTATAAATAACATTTTGTATATTAAATACTGTTTCTCTGTCAAATTCTCTTTGAGAAGTTTATTGATTTTTTGAACAAAAAAATCTATATTATCAATGCTGTTTTCATTCTCTACTCGACTATTTCCTGCCGCATCAATAGAAACTGGTATTTTTATATTGCAAGCGTACTTTTTTGATTTTTCCCATTTTTTATATAATGGACAGCTTTTGTCCTGGATTCCACTTTTTGTCCAATCGCAAGATATATCCTCTTCTGCATAACCAGTATTAAAGGGGCATCCTACGCATGGTTTTACAAAGCTATGATAATGGTTTCTTAATAAATTTTTAAGTTGATTTGTTATTAATTTATTTACCCAAGGTAAAAGAGGTCTCGATTGGTCCCATTGATCCCATTTTTTATGTATATGAACGGCTATTATTTGCGAAACATCTTCAAAGTCCATCCAGCAAATGGAGGTTAATCTCCATTTGTTTTTTCTTTTTTTTATCTCAATAGATATATCTTCATACATGTCTTCAAAAGACAATTTCTTGTCTTCTCTCATGATTTATGAATCTATAAGATCAGAACCTTTGTATTTGTTTTTTTCGTATTCTACTTCATATTCAAGATTTCTTATTCTAGGAACATGTGTAGAATCAGAAGAAGATTCATCCGCAAATGATTGCGGATTTGCATTTGGAGCAGTAGAGCTAACTCCCCCAAAGGGAGTTCCGCATGATGAACAAAAAGAAGGTCTACGAGAAGTGAATTCATTTTTGAATCCACAATTAGGACAGTATATTTTACCCATATATTAACCTTTCTATTGATTTAGTTAAAGTGTTCATTTTGGATTCATCAAATTCATTTAAATTTAAATTTTCAGCCCAATCTATAGAATAGTCTATATTAATTTTAGATTCATTTTTATTAAAACTAGCAGAAGCCTTGTCGTTTTTTAAAGGTTTATTTTTTATATAAAGTTTAATTGTATGGAAGTTTGGATTAGAAATGATTTCAAGCAATTCTTTTTGTTTATTTTTTGATTTAAATTTTAAAACAAAAAATGTTGATAGAATAGTTGTTACAGAAGAGATTAGAGCTATAATTATTTCTGTCATTTAATATACACTAAATAGTATAAATTTAATAATGTATATTTCTATATTTTTTTATTTTTTTAAAAATTTTTCCAATTCATATTTTTTATCCCAATCTACATTACCATCTTGATCTATATAAGGAGGGGTTTCTTTATCGCAAGATTTCAAGAAAACTGCCACAAGAAATATTAAAAAACCCATCGATAATGCAGCTATCCATGCAAAATATTTCTTAAACCAATGTGGCTCAGGTTTAGGCTCAGGTTTGGGCTCTGGTTTAGGATCAGGTTTGGGTTCAGGTTTGGGCTCTGGTTTAGGATCAGGTTTGGGTTCAGGTTTGGGTTCAGGTTTAGGATCAGGCTTGGGCTCAGGCTTGGGCTCAGGTTTGGGTTCGGGGTCCGAAACATTTATAACCATTTGGTCTGCGTCAATAATTCCGTAACCCCAGTCATTATCTTTGCCAGGAGCCCCCATTTCATCGGCAGTTGTTTTTATTAATTCTCTAATTTCCTCAACAGATAATTTTATTTTTTCTTTTTTGTTTTTTGATATTAATAAAGCTACAACTCCCGCCACAAAAGGACATGCCATGGAAGTACCACTTAGCTTTGCATAAGATTTGTTTGTATATGTGCTAAGAATAGAAACTCCAGGAGCGGCAATTTCAACCTGTTTACCTCTCGAAGAGAAATACGCTATCTTTTTATTTTGAGAGTATGCAGCAACTGCAATACATTCATCAAAAGCAGCTGGATAATTTACGCCAGAGAGACCGCTGTTTCCTGCCGCGCAAATAACTGGAATATTTTTCAGGTAAGCCTTTCTGATAGCTTCTTGTATTTCTGGACTAGGACTTGGCGAACCAAGAGACATGCTAATTAAATCAACATTTTGGGATATGCAATAATAAATAGCCTCAGATATCCCCTTGCTGCTTCCACTGCCTTGATTACTTAAACCTTTAACACATAAGCATTTTGCTTTGGGTGCAACTCCAACCACTCCGAACTCGTTATTTTTAGCACATATAATGCCCACGCAATGAGTTTGGTGTCCATGTTTATCTAATATAGATTCATTACTTATAAAACTTTTGCCCTCTATTAAATTACCTTCGAGATCAGGATGTTCAGGCAAACCAGTATCTATGACACCAATTATGGTATCCTCTCCCATAGTTTCCTTCCATATAGATGGAATATTTAAAGAAGATATTCCCCAGTCTTGAGATTGACTATATGTTGAAAAAGTTTCTTCAACGACAAATTCTGGCAATTTATATTCATTTTTCATTTTTGTGATTACTTAATTTTTTAATTATAAACTTTAAGATTTTACTTCTTTTAATATCTGATATATTAAATCGAAAACAATGAATCCCAGATTCTTCGCTTTCACTGTCGTCGAATAAATCCATCATATCACCAAAACCACTTCTTCCATTAATATCACTTTGAAGCAGGTCTCCACAAATAAAAAGTTTGCAGTTTTCGCCTATTCTAGTTACTAAGGTTGTAAGTTCTTTAAATGTTGCATTTTGAGCTTCGTCCATTATGATAATTTTGTCTTTCCATGAAACTCCCCTAAGGAAATTTATGGGCATTGCCTCAACCCTGCCGCTTTCAATCAATTCTTTTTTGGAGGTATTGTTCCTTGGTAAAACTTCGTCAAGTTTTTCAATCAAAGGTATCATATAGGGGTTAAATTTTTCATTTAAGTCTCCAGGTAAAGCTCCCAGACCTTTTTCAGCACTCTCAATAATAGTCCTTACATATATTAGATCAAGTTCTGCACTAGAGGAAAGCATTCTTAGGGCACTGTATACAGATATGAATGTTTTAGAACTTCCCGCAGGGCCAGAAATAAACATTATTTTCGTATTTTCATCTGATGCTATATCATAAAATTTTTTCTGTTTCTCTGTGAATGAAACTTTGTTTAGATGAAACTTGTCGACGTTAGAATTTAAAATTAAGCTTTCGTTTTTTTTAGTTCTTTTTTTATTCATTAAATAAATTATTGTTACTCAAATAGACTTTTGAGTTAAAGACTGTAATATATTTATATTACACATGATATATGAATATAATAGGCAAAACAGAAGAAAATTACAACGAAAAAGAAGTTATTAAAAATCTGAACGAAGTCAAAAAAAATTATTCAAAAAAACCTAATTTCAAAAAAGAATCTTTAATATTTGATCACGAAACAGCTGTGAGAGTATGGAAAAATGAAACGAAAAGTTCCAGTGTTTTATCAATTTCATTAGAGCAAAAATGGAGAAGAACTCCAACAGGAATAGGTTTTTTTGATAATGTTTGTATTTTAAATTTAAAATTTAACAAAACATTTTCTCATTGCTGGACTGACTCTTTAAGAACTCTATTAAAGTTCGATGCGGAATCCAATTACGATGCAATATTTGTTCCGAAAACAAAACAATTTGACGAATTAATTCATAGCATAAAAATTAAATTTAAAAAAATAATTTTTATTTCAAATTCAGAATGTTTTTTTGCAAAAAAAATAACATTCGAACTTGAAGGTGTGTTCAGGAGAAATATCAATGATGTAAAAAGAATTAAAAATTTGGTTGATTCAATCGGTGAGCCTTGTCAGGCAAGGTTCTTCTTATATTGCACAAGAAACAAGGGTGGAAATGCTTCGAATGGAAGATTAATGAAAGAAGATAACGAGGAGAAAATAATAAATTTATCTAAAGAGTATTGTGAAAATCAAAATTTGATTTTTAAAATATTTGATGGAAATAATGGGAGAGGCGAGAAAATGAGTATAAGACAACAAATAGATGTCTTCAAAAAGGCCAAGGTAGTTGTTGGGCCACATGGAGGTGCATTTTCTAATATAATATCTATGCAAAAAGATCGGGATGCTGTCGTGTGCGAATTTACGAGTGGATCAAACACGTGCCTTCAAGACATTGCTCATTTCGGAAAAAACTATAATCAAATATTAGGGTTTTTACCTGAAACCTATTTAAATTACTATCTTATACCTTTCGAAAGCGGATCAAATCAAGAAAGAACATTTATAGATATAAATAATTATAGAAAATTCTTGGAAGATATAAAGATTAATTCAATGAATTTAAAAACTCAAAAAACTATTTCTTAGGTTTTTTTCATTTGATTAATTATATTCGATATAATCAAATTTCTATTTTTGTTGTTTTCATGGTACCAAAGCCAGTGGACAGAGCCTCTTATCTCATTTATTTCAGCCTCCAGATCTTCCAGGTTTTTCTCTAGCATATCGAGATGAGAAATTGTTAGTTCATCAATATCGACAGATTCTTTTTTTCCTATATCAATAATTGTTGCTAAATCCCCAGAATCTTTCGCTTCAATTAATTTATTAAAAACTTCATGCGAATCTGACTTAGTTGCATCTGGGTGGCATTGCTTAGCCACATTTCGAAACGCTTTTTTGAATTCATCTTCATCGACAATTGAATCTTTTTTTTTGTGTTTTTTGGGTTTAGCTGAAAACGGGCTTTCTAGTCCCAGTTTATTAACTTCTATCATTAATGAATCATAAAAACATTTAAAAGCAATTTTTTCTATTTTTTTAAGCTCAGATAGCTCTTGAGAACATTTTTTCCAATTGAATCTTAATTTGTTGTAAGAATTGTTTATGTAATTATTTATTACCATTTTTTTTCATCAATAGGCATAGTGTTAATGTGAATATAATAATCCCAAAGGTAGACGCAATTGGAGTTTTATAGTTATATGTTTTTGCCTCAAAATTTTGATCAAATCTATCATTTTCTTTAATTTTTGCAATATTTGGTTTTGGGATAGAATTGCAACCAAGCATTAATGCAAATACGATTAATAAAAAAGATTTATGGAATTTCATACAAAAAATATATACACCCTTTTTTTAAAAAAAAAAACAGAATTAAAAACCTAACCGTGTAATACATTAGTAGGATACTATGGCGAATAATAATTTAGTTTTTAAGACTGTTGACAACACTGATTTTGTGGCGATACCATTGGGAAAGCCAAAATACTTTAACGGGGATTCGTTTTTAATTTGGGTTAACTGGGGAGATGGATCGACCGCAGAAGTAATTGACAGCTATGATCACGATTCCGTGGCATGGGACAGGCAAAATGGCACATTGCCCGAAGGAGAATGTGTGACAATTTGGAAAAAGTACGAATTTCCTGGTCAATATTCTATTAGAATAGAAGGCGGGTTTGGTCAGGCAGCAGATGTAGTGCAAGATCCTTTCTTGTTAGCAAATGGAACTTTAAGTATATCAAAATTTAGAAAAGGTCACAATTTAGAATTATGCCTCGCCGACTCGAGGGAAAGAGGTCAATGTGCAACTCCAGAAGCATTCGAAGAATTAAGTATGGTTCGTACATTTATTCATGGGCAAGGCGATTTTGAAGGCTTTAAATATTTAAAAAAATTAACTGGCCAGCAGGTGCTTAGGTTAACATCAAACTATGTAGATTCCAATTACGAAGACGGGTATATTCCTTACGAGAATGCAAGTATAGCTTATGATCCAGACGGAGTCTGTTTTTTTGTGAATACTTTTAAAAATTGCCAGAGTCTAGAGTCTTTTGATAGCTCAATAAATTGGAATCCAGGAACAGAGTACACAATTAATCAAAAGGTATATTATAATGGAATAACTTGGAAGGCTGTGGCTGTAAATACAGGAGAAACACCGTCCACTAGTAATGCAAATTGGACGAAAGATAATATTGCTGGTGGAGTAGGACCCTATACATACAGAGAACTATGGAGTCTTTTTAGGGGCCTAAACTCTTTGGTTAGGCTGGATTCCTGCTTCGAGAACTGTCCATTAGATTACAATAATTGCATGTCATGGACTACCCAGACATCATTAGTAAGTGCTGACAGAACTTTCTCTTTTCTATATCCATTAGACGAAGCAACTGATGTTGTAAATACTGGAATTAAAAGTGAAACCAATAATGACGAAGATATATTTAATTGGCCAGTTTGGTTTCAGCCAAACAATATTATATCAGCAAAACAGATGCTTGCAGGAAGAATGATCGGAACCCCTTCAGTGAGAGAATTGACCATGCACAATAAATTCATGAGGCATTTTGATAATTGCAAATATTTTGATGGAATTTTCGAAGGATGCTATGTTAATTCAATTTTGCAAAATATGTTCGGAAACACAAATGTAGCTAATACTTTTACTGGACAAAGAAAATCTAGTCTGAAAAATATGTTTAAAGATGCTACCATAAAATATTCTGACATGAGAAAATGGTCTGATACAGGAATAGGAAATATCGCCCCAACATCTCTTTCTGGATTTTTTGAAAATGTAAAAGTTTTGGCTGGGGGAAATGTACACATGTTCTTTCCTCATACCACAAGAACTTCATTAAAGTTTTGTCCTGATTTTTCTAGATATGCATATAATGCTGACCTAAACAATTTGGGATCTAGTTTAAATATAAAAATACCTAATAGAAATAATTTAGATGGATCCATTGATACTATAGACTTATCTTACGCGTTCGCCGAGACATCGGAAAAAATAAAAAGTCAATATTTGTTTTCCCTATGGAATGCTGGAACCGCGACGATAAAGGCAAAAATAGATGGAATATATATGGGCAATACAAGTGGAGTATATGACATGAATTGGGCCAAAGTGATTCCAGAGAGTTTTAATTATTTATTTGTTAATGCTATATCTCCACAAGCAGACACAGTTATAAATTTTAGATTTGCAGACACAAGTTTAATAGAAGAAGCTAACTATACATTCGCAGCAACCAATATTAAAGTTAAAATTACAAATGCAAATATAACCCCCTATGTTAGCCAATTAACAAGCATTACATTACCTTCAGTAAAGAGTGCTAAATCTATGTTTGAGAATGCCGTTAATTTTAATGAAAGAATACTCAACATGTTCAGGAATGCGTCCGCATTGGAAGATGCATCAAGAATGTTTGCTGGATCCTGTGGAATAGAATCTGGGTTGATTAAATTCTGGGGTCCACAACTTAGAACATCATTAAAAAAATGCAGGGCGATGTTTCAAGGAAATACGACCATGGATTTCGCTCAAGTTGGAGAGTGGTTTTTGAGTACCACAGAAACTCCTACTACAAATGTATTAACAGACATTACTGAAATGTTTGCGGATTCAGGGCTGGATGACATAAGTCATCAATATTACTTCAGAAGGTGGAATTTGGCTAATTTGTATCAACAATCTCTAAGAAGCTATAATGTTGTAAAAAATACTAGTTATACCACAATGTTTGGAGATTTGTCCGATCAACCTGATTATGCATTAAATTACACAGGTATAACCACCCCATCGGTATTATGCCCAAATGCAATACTAAACCCAACAGATATTTACGAAAATTTAGATGTAAAAGTAAAAGATGAATTGAACTGTTCTGATCTGCACCCATACCAACCGTATGATACAGTTTTTGTTAATTATGCTACAATATAAAATATTTTTAATATGAATCAAGAATTAAAATCCAATCAACTAATAAAACGACAGCAAGCATTGTTTGATCAAATTATTGCAAAATATGGAGATCAGTTTCATTCTATATGTTTAGATAAAGCTCAAAAAGGAAGCAGTATAGAAAATTGTGTGGTTTTTGGCTTGCCCAAGAAAAAGCCATTGTCGGAACTTAAAGATTCAGAAGTTTTACCTACGGAAATAGATGTTCCAGGAATTGGAGTAATGAAGGTGGATGTCCAAGAAACCAGAATAGCTACACTAGATGGAAATTTTATAGATGGATATTTAAATCAAGAGATCAATAGTTCGATAGATCAAGCCCAAGAGCAAGCAAGTTTATCAAAAAATTATCCACATTATCTATTGGATGGATTTCTTGATCCATCATCAGGGGTTAATTATGAAGCATCAATAGAGACAATGGGGCATTCTGAAGAAAGTCCCACCCCAATTGAAAACTGGAAATATGCTGAAGTAAACCAAACAGACGATGGGTCTTTATTATGGACTCAAATTTATACAAGATGTGCATCTGAAAGCTCAAGAGATCTCTCTCCCCAAAATCAAAAAAATGATTTTATAAAAAGCGGTATAGTGATTAGCGCTGAAGGCATGGGAGGGGCCATAGGAACCCTTGGTGCATTAGTTGTTGATAAAGATGATAATTCTTTATGTGCATTAACTAATGGACATGTCGTTTCAAAAAATTTATTTGTAACCAAAAAAAGAGTTGGAGAATACTCAGAAAATATATTGGGCAAAAAAGTTTATCACGGAGACCTAGTTCAGCAAAATCGAGATGCATGGACCGAGGACGACCAGATTGGAATCATAAAAAAATCAGTGCCCCTAGGTATTGTTGGGACAGATACTAGCGCAGATCTTTTTACAGCGGAAGATGTTTCATGTGACGCCGCATTGATTGCAATAAAAGCATCAAAGGTAAATGTTGATTCATGGAAGCTTGCGGGAGATGATGCGAATGCATTAATGAACCAAGCTGCAAAATTTATGGATGCAGAAGATTTTTCATTTTTCCTCGAAGATAGCATGGCATATAACTACATCTCAGACATTGGGGGAGGAAAAAAAGATGAGCCTCTAATGGTTTTCTCTGGAAGAAGTTCTGGGTTTCATAATAGTCACGAAAACAACAACAGAATTAGGAGTCTTGGGCCTGCATATGGAGTTAAAGTTGGTTATTCACAAGGAGGGGTAACGAAATATTTATGGATAAGGGGAGCATTTGTTATTGCAGATCAAGATTGGGATTTTAGATATGCAGACCATGTTGATGGTGCTGAAGGGGATCCACAAATTTCTCAAGGTTCTTTATTTTGCCAGAATACAATAATGGCGGGAGATTCGGGATCTGTAATTTATGCATATACAAATACATTTGCAAAAAATAGCGACGGCTCTCCTCACAAAATAGCTGTGCCTCAAAACGAAGCTGTATTAAATGAATTGAATCGAACTGCAGATGCAAATGGAAAATGGACAAAAACATTAACCGAGGTTATGGAAGATTTGGGAATAAACTCGGTAGTATCACACATTTATTATGATTTTGGACCACACATTGCTCAAAAATTAGATACAAGCTTATTGTCCGAAGATAATGTTCTAAAAGCTTTGCAGGGTCAAACACTCGACCCAAATGGAGATAATGGAACCGAGAAACGTTGGAGAATGGCTGGACAGGCTTTTGCAGCAGAGATTGTTACACAAGACATTATTAATGAGGAAGGCGAGTCCGAGACGATCCAATACTCTACAAGAGGATTTTGCCAACCAATGCACAGAATCGCCGATCTTTTAAATATTAAAGAATGGGACGGAGGTTTAGATAATATAAATTACAATATAAGAGAAGACAACTCTTATACAGAAAGTTTGGTTTTTTCAAAGGGGCAAAGTGATGTATACAATATATCTTTAAATGAGAAAAATTATTATCAAGCGGGAGGTATTACAAAAGCAGAAGGTAGGGAATACACTGCAGCTATAGAAGCAAAAACAAATTTAACAAAAAGCAATTATCCATTCGATGAAACCATGCCTCCATTGTCAGAATGGATGACATTTGATAGTTTTGATATAGAAGTCGCAGAGGGGGGATCCGTTCAGTCTGGACTAAATAATCCCAGAAAGTACCCAATTTGGCTAAAATTAAATAATCTATCTATTGATTTATCAAAGCTGCCAGAAGAAGTTTTGAGAATGCCCACGGGGGCCATGCATATGGATGCCGTATTAATGGATGCAAATGCAGTATTCAATGTAGAGGATTGGTACACCGATACAAAATTATCAGGAATGCCCGACCAGGGCCTATTTTATCATCAAGAAAATTCTACTACAAAAGCCTATGCTTCTTGGAGAATTTTTTCTCGTGCGGGAGAGATAGCATCCAAAGATACCGTAAAGAAAAGTTACCCTTTATACTTAAAAGAGTTTGATGGAAAAACTAAATTCAAAGGTTATCAAATAAAATTTCCATTAGGGGGCGGAATTGGATATGATTTCGACTTAGATCAAACTTCTCAAACTTATAGTTTTAACAAAGAGAAAACAGAACTTTCGGCATATTTTGAGTATTTACCATGGACTGTTTCTGGAAACTCTATTTCATTTAATGCTACACCTAACGACATTGAGTCTTGGCTAGGAACCAAGAGTCTGAAATTAGTTTTTGTCTTGTGGAAAAACGATACATTTGATGTGGGAAATTCTACAAGAATAGGAAGAAGTGTAAATTTCAGCAGACAAACCCAATCATACCTGATACAAACTACAGCAATTGCTGATGATATAACTTCGGCAGATGTGGTATCTTATACTCCTGGAATACAAGAATCAGATGACAAATTAAGCAGGTATGAATCCTTAGATCAAGCCCAAAGAAAGTTAAGAATTTTATTCGATTCAGATCATTTAGGTGGCCCAAATCCGCATAAAGGAATTAAAGACTCAAACGGTTTGAGTGTTGGCAATAAATTTAAGTGTCAACAAATAAAATTAAGCCAAAGTGCCAGCAAGTATACATACAAATTTGAGACAACTGCAATAGCGACAAAAGGCTTTCAGGAGTTAATGCCTGGAGCTGTATTAACAATAGATTGGAGTGATGCTCCAGATCATCCAGTTGGAATCAGTACAACTCCTGATGGAACGCACGGAGGCGGAGATTTATATAGCGAAGTAGAAATAGATTTGGCAACAAAAACTACAAAATGTTATTTTAAGATGGCTGATACTTTGGGCGGAGAATACTATGTTCCAGATTCAGCAGCTCCTGGGCTTAAGGAATTTAGGACGACAACAAAGCTAGATTTTTATGTATATTGCACAAGTCATTCAGGAATGGGTTTTCCATTACAATTTATAGATATTCGAGATGACCACAAAGAGCTATATATAAACTCTTGGCTACCTAAGAAAATATTCTTGCCAATTAATCATGTGGGCCCAGGCGGAGCAACAATATTATGGAATTCATTAGATAGAACTAGTGATGTTTTACCTGTTGTGAATTTAGAGGGCAACACAAAATTTAGTGCAAGACAAATGTATTGGACTGCAACAGAACTTACTGGAGCCTCAACATACAATGGATGGAGGCATCCATATAATCCATGGAGAGATGATTGGACCCTGGAATCTAGCGATGCCAATTTAGCAAAATGCCTTAATTACGGAGACTGTGAAGATTTACAACAAGCACAAAGAACTACTTATGTAGATGAGGCAGAGATTGGAACTGATGATGCATACAGCAATCAAGAAAAGTTTAATTTGCACGGTCAAGGCTGGGAGATGAATGATAAAGTCAATGATTTGACTTATTCTTTAGACAATCAATGGATTATACTTGAAGAAAATCAAGTTCAAAGAGGTGATGTTTTTGAGGTTGTTGTACTTGGAGATGTCAGAAGTTTTGGATTGCATGAAGATTGGTTCAATGAAAATAATGAATTAAAATCTTTTTCTAGAAATAAAGATAAATGGGCGAAAAAATATTTAGCCGCATATAAAAGCTCATTTTCTTTTGGAATCAAAAACATTTCCTATCCATCATGGATTGACTGTAAATGGTATCATACTTTTGACGGATCTTCGCTTGATACAATATCTGGTCTCAATAAGCCGATTAGTAATCCAAGCGTAATGGTTAATACATTTTCAAATTTAGTTAATGTTCTAGACCATACAAGTTTCAATCTTGCATTTAGTGATTTTTCCAATGCTCAAATTATGGAACAAATTTTTGCAAACTCAAGAATAAGCTCAGATTTGCAAAAAATTGTTTTTGATAGTAATTATCAAATCACAAATGGTATAGCAGAAAATTTGGCAGAATTAGCTGAGAGGTCTGGATGTCAATTGGAAATAAAACAAGCAAATTTAGCTAAATATAATGCTAGATTTAATGAATTTGCAATAGTAGAAAGAGCACTAGATCCTGCAGATACAACAGTTGTTTTCGCGGAAAGTTTAGTTGATTTTGCGGTGGGAGTAGAAATTAAATTTTTAAGAGACAGAACCTTTGGAAACGGTGATACAATAACAGCGGGAACAGTTATAGAAATATCTGGATACACCGAAGGAAATCTTAACTTTCAGATAAATTATCTAGATGTTATTAGAGATATCTCTACTTCTGAGTTAGATGATTTATATGAGTTTGTGAACGGAGATAAGCCTGTATTATATTTTAATGGAGGCAGTCTGCCATCTGTGGATTTACAACAAAGGCTTCTAGCCGCTGGAGTCGTGGCTCATATTGGAAGGTCTAGTTCTTTGGGTAAGATAAAAGATCTTACGAAATATTTTGCAGGTAAAAGTGTAAACGGTCAAGATTTAAATTATTTAATAGGATTAATTAATCAGAGAGGAATAGATCCGAACGCTAATTTCACAAAATTTTGTTATAATGCAAATATATCTAATGCAGATTTCTCAAGTATAACATTAGAATCTCCTGATTTTACAAAAATGTTTCAAGGAAGTATTATTTCTGGTTTGAAGTTACCTACAGTACTTAACGGAGCGTATTCTGTAAAAGATATGTTTGAGTCTTCAACTATAACAGGAACTTTAGATTTGGATGCCATTGTTGATGTAGGAACTGAAAGTGTAGAGAGTTGTTTTTACAATACAACAACATCTACTTCAATTGATATAACATCTTGGAAATTCAGCGAAATTAAATTGTTTGAATACATGGATGAGTTCATTTTAAATTCTTATCTACACGACTTTAAAGTATCACAAACTTCCCAATCCATTATTTTAAATTCTGCTGATTTTTGGTTTAGAAGTTTAAACATAACAGACGTAAGAAAAGTTGGGCGATCCGAATACAGAACTTACGAAGATACATCAAACGGGGTTTATATTCCTTATGAAGATGATACTGAATGGAATAATTTCAATAGAATTGGAGTAGAACCAGGAGAAGAAGACTTTTCGGATCCAGACTGGACATGGAAGCCAGTAGGAAAAATTAAAAATAGTTGGTTTGAGATGGATCATTCTCCAGATTATTCCACATGGTCATGGAGGAATGATGGAGGCCAAGATCTTTATGACGGCGACGGCCAATGGTATAATGGAAAATTTTTAACGAATTTAACCTTTGACGATGTAACTACAGATTATGATAGTGCAATCAGAGGCTTTGGCAGATTTGACTTTGAGGTAGATGAGGTTGAATGGAATCATCTTAATGGATCACCCACAAATACGTTTGCTACTAGATCTGCCCATCTACGTTTAAATTGGGAAACTAATAATTTTGAAATAGTTAATGGATACAGAGATATATTGACTATAATTTCTGATGCAGGAAATTACACAGGAGGAATTAATGGGAATTTTTCGGCAACTCCTGATTTATTTCCAAGCGGAAAAGGTGTTCAAAAGTATATCACACAAACAAACGGGCTAGAAGTTTTTACATCTCATATAAAACTGGAACTCACCTTGGATGTTTATAGATTGCACTTTTTTGTTCATTTAGGAAAATATTATAATAGTGAATCAAAATTATTTAGTTATGATAAATATAAAGGAGTGAATGGAAAATTCCCCATGGTTCATTTTTACTTTGAAAAACAAGTAAACGATTTTACCGAATCCGAGAAATCAGAAATATATAATTATATAGAAACATTAAATATAAAAGATTATGCAGTTTCTCCAACAAATCCACGTTATAATATTACTAACAAGAAATATGCGAATGAATCTCCATTTTTATTTGGACCAAAAATCGCAGATAAATATCTCACAATTTCAGAGCAATATTCAAATACAGGAGGAACTGGAACCCCAGCAAGATTCTACAGTAAAAATGTAAGCTTTGGGGAAGGTGGTAGTGGAGATGTTGAAGTGTTAGATGTTAGGGCTAAATTTTACCCTTATAATTTATTGTCAGAAAATAAATTGACTGAAAATAATGAGCTTCACATCCCCGTTCCATTTGTTGAGTATAACAGCTGGAATCATGGAACGCAAAATTCATATGCTTATCCATTGATGCTTAGATGGGGTGGTGTAGAAGAAGATGTTCATCTAAGATTTCTAGGAAGTTACATCCAGTCAATGGGGAATCATCCAATGTACGACCTTTCGATTAGAAATAAAAATGTAAAGTCCGAGCCTGCTCAAATATATGTTATCGCTGATGGTACCGAAGTTCTTGGTGAAACATATTATATTACAAATGGATCATCAGTTCAAGCTATAGAATTAGAAGAGCAAAATATTTTAATATTAGTATTGGGTATTGAAATATTAGATGTAAATAGTATAGAGTCGAACCAAATCACACAAAGATTAGAGGCGTGGGTTGATAGTATGATCACAATCAATCAGCCTTATCCAGATATGGACCCAAGTTATTATGTGATTGATTATTCAGGGCTAGAGACTGCTCTACAAGACGCTGTAAGTTCAACAAATAACTTTGAAGTTTTTATTCCTGGATGGACTGTAGATCCTCAACAAGTATTTTTAACTCTTTTTTATCCAAGATGGAATACTGATTTTAATAAAGGCACAAGTGCATTAAGCAGCTTGAGTTTGTATAAAGACGCGGATCGAACCATTCCAGCAAATAGCGACGGTGGTTATGTATACGCAGGAAACGGCCAACATTTGCTTAATTTGTATTACAAATGGTCTTATTCTTACGACACTCAAGATTTCTTGAGACCTGGGTCATTGATAGTGCTAGACCCTTCAGAAACTGATATTACATATACAACAAACACTACAAATAATTCTACCACAACTATTACTCCAAGCAATATATGCATGGTTGTTAAAGTGGATAAAAATAATATTTATTTTGTAAAAACTGGAGATACAGTAAATGTAAGCAATGATTCTATCAATTATGGCGTGCATGATAACAACGATTTTTCTGGATTTGCCTTCAGGGCTCCAAATATAGGAATGTCTCCTACTGTCGATTTGATAGTTACTGGTGGAACAACAGAAGAGCCAACATATGCAAAGCATTCAGAATACCCTTCATTGTCAAAGTCGCTGAGAAACACGACTTTCCACAAAATAACTCCTAGGATAATGCATACAGACCAATCATGGACTTCTGTAACAAACAATGACTGGGAAGAAAACAAAGTATACTTTACAGCCCAGAAGACTAATGGAGAAACTTTAGATGGAACAATAATATTGCATCCAATAAGAGAAGGAGAAGATGAGGGCAAGCTTATCGATCAATATCCAATTGGAGAAACTGAAAAATTGTTTGGTGTAAAGGGAACATATGCAATTTATATTGACAGCAATGATTTTCAAGATACCAATTTTTATAAAGCAGAATTGGAATCTGAATATGAATCAGTATTGGATATTCCAACAATTGATTCGAGCAAATACGATGAATATCCTGTCCCAAAATCAAACTTGGGGCATTACAAAGGAGCTGTAGGAAGCAAATGGGTTATCTTGAATTACGATCCATTAGAAGATGGTTTTACAAAAATTCGAGGAAAATATACCAACGGAAACAATGAGGTTTTAAGCACCGCTCCTTTTCAAAAATTCAATCATATAATAGGATTAGTCCCTAATGGAGAGTATAATAATCCATATGATCCAGGCAAAGACTCTCTTAGAGATAGTCTCGATAGTGACTTCGATGGATATCCAGACATAATTGACCCAGCACCTTTTGATCAAAGTATACCAGGAAATACAATTATTACTGTAGAGTATCACGATGCAACTGAGTACCAAAATGCATATGCTAGCTTTGGTCTTGGGTCGCATAAAGGAGATTTTGGATCGTCAGGTAGACTGAGTTCAGATGTGCAAACAATAAATATGTTCAATGACGACCCTTCCAATATTACACAATTGTATAATTGGAACGCGGGTGCAAATCAAGTCACAATAGCATTGGTTGCGGGCGATGTTGAAATTGAAGATGATTGGCAAAATCATGATTTGCCAGTTACATACCCTTGGACCTCGCCAACTTATACTCAAACCCATGATGGATTTGGTATACCAGATGGAGTTTTAATTAATTGGGGGGATGGGCAGGTAACATCCGCTCATGTAAACAATGCAGATTCCTATGTAGAAGAGACTAAAGAATTACTGGGGTATTCTCAGAATTTTTATTCAGGAAGTGTGCCTCAAGATCAATGGAAAAACCTTGAGCCAGGAACATATCGAATATATTTCTTTAAACACACATATCTAGATGCGGGCGACAAGACTGTGAATATAACAGGTCCCTTAAAGCATTTTACAATAATGGCTGATGATATCGGACAAATGGGTGTGGACGAGAGAGATAGGTCCAGAAATCTAGGACTTGTTTCGAAAAGCTTGCTGAGTAACAGCGAATATTTAAATTGGACAGAATCTAATTTTAGAATAAAAGGGTTTAGTGTCGTTGGTGGAGCAGATACATTCACTTTAGGATCTCCTTTCTATTCTCTATTTCCAAGAGATTTCTTTGATGATGATAGGGATGAAGTTATCGAAGCGCATATTGATGGGATTTCATGGATAAAAGAACCTATTTTATACCAACACGCGAGACCAAGTGCATGGACACTTCCTTCGGATATAACTTTTAGATCTTATGTGTGGGAAACGAATTGGGGCGAAAATAGTCAAGAGGGTGTTTCTAATGATTATATAGATCAAACATGGCATGCTAATAATTATAAATTTTCATCATATTTCATAAATGACCTGGGAGTACCTGCAGGGCTAAATAACAATCAATGGACACAAGGATTTTATGAGGGAGAATTTTTCTGGAGCTCATTTTCCAGCCCCATCACTCCTTTGGGTATAATGACATCTTTGTTAAGTACTTATCCTTACGGATCGGAATCTGATAGGTATTCCAATAGCGATTTGCAGTCAATATGGGTAAAGAATCCAAACCATCTACCACAAAGCGACTTTTTTGATTGGGATGAAACTAGTCCTGTAGTTGCAGGAGATATGATTGGATGTTTGGGCCAGGAACTTAGCTTGACACCCCAAATATTGATTGATAATATTTCTGACAATAACGAAGAATTTTTAGAAAAAATTAAAGATGCTGTGGGCAGTGGCAATACTCACAATTTAGAAACTGAGTTCGGATATCTTTATTATGAGATGCACATTGACAGAAACAACAAAGCTCCAGATGGAATTATCAGAGATGATACTGGACAAATTGCAGACACAATGACAGCATATGGGGTCTATCAGTCCAGGGTCCACCAGCCACCTACAGAAACAGATTTTATTGATTTCGATGGAACACAAACAGATGGCACATACCTAGCCTATGGAGATTGGCAATTTACTGGAAATATGCAATACGAATATGACGTGAGAGGGTCCACCAAAACATTAAAATCTGCGGATCATAAAAATGATAGATTTAGGGTACTATGGTTGCCATCTATAGGAGACCAAGAAAAAATAACAGTTACATTAACTGGAGACGGAACCTCAACTGTAGCCACTCTTTTTATAGCAGCGGCTGCTAGTCAAGTCTATCAAAATAGTAATATTCAATCAACCGTTCCATCTGAAATTAGCGGTCATAACCCTTTGTTTAATGTTCCTATAATATATTCTGAAATTATACTTCCTTCTGGTTGGACATGGGAATTGGAATTAAAGATAGATTTATACTTGAATGAAAAGCATATGTTCAAGACTAGAAAATTAATTAATGGAAATCATGTAGAAACCAAAACATGTCCATCTGAAACTTGGTTGGTGGTAGAAAGAAATGATACTGAAATTACAGTAGTTCCAAACAATCTAAAATCTATATTCAATAGAGAGCAAGATGAACTTTTAAATGATTCTTTACACCAAAGAGTAATGACTCAAATTGATGGAGCTAATTCTACTGGATTTATAGGAAAAGATTTATATTATGATGTATTACTAGACCATGAAAAAGCAAGCAATGCAGATTACGGTCATGCTACTGACGGATCACTTGTTCTAAATCATGATATATCAAGCTTGCCTTTGGTTAAACTTTTGGGTTCTAATAATCATACTGATTTCAGGCAATGGAACAGAAATTCATCTAATCCAATATCGAGTTTTGTCTCATCGAATGACAGTCCAGTATTATTAAATAATGTTCATTATCTGGAAGCTACAGGAACTGCATTAACGAATTCGTATGGTCAAACTAGAACTACGGTAACTAGAGATTCGGAACTTGCCGTATTGGCTTGGAATAAATTGAATGCTAATGGAAATGTTCCTAGCAGCATTAGCTATACCTTTGAAGACATTGGATATGCAAATAGCACAACATATCAAGCTGGAGAGCATCCATTAAATGAAAAATTTGAGGGTTTGATCAGGAATGACCTTAATTTGGGAAAAAAGATTATAAAATACCATAATTATGGTAATCCTCACACGGGATTTGGTGTATTTTTTAATCACACAAGAAAAGAGATTGTTGATTGGAGCTGGGGAAGTTACTCGGCGCAAAATAAACATATAGATGGAACCACTGGTCATATTTCACCTTTGATGTTTTCTGATGTAGGAATGTTTGAACCTGTTTTAACAAGCTACCATACTGGAGGATTGAGAAATAGATTTGTGCCGAATTCCAGAGTTTACAATGAAATTCAAAACCCATTTTTTAATCCTTCAGCATTATTAAAAGAGCAAAATATTTTAAAAAGAGTTGAAATTGCCGTTCCTTCATTCTCATGGACAGATCCAGAAAGCGAGTGGGCCGAACCAAGCGCGTCTTTAAAATTTCTTGATGTTATTGATAGATATAAGGGCGGCGAAGAAGGGGTGATGAAATTACTTGAGGATTCTCAGTTAGCTGGCGTTTTTAATGGTGACGGTCATTATGCTACGAGTCGTTTTGGAAGTACTCATCAATTTAGATTTAAGGATTTAATTAAAAGCGAATCCATCCAAAACAAACCTCAATTAATTAAAATTACTACCATCCAAGAAGGTGGTAGTTATGGAAGATCTCAATTAGCTATGCCAGTTGGATTAATAGAAGGTGGAAGCAAGATTGTTTTAGGTTTAATTACACAAGACACAGGCAATAGCCTCTATTTTTACGATTCTGTTCAGGGCTCATACCATTTATACAACAGCTTAAACTCATTAACTCCGAAAGTATCTCATAGAAATTGGCTAGTTTATCATTCAATGTATTACAATAGAATCGAAGGAATTGCTGCATTCGCTGTATTTAATGTTTCTGACAGGGGGACCGTTTGGGACGTTTATAAAGAAGATTTGTACGAATGGAATCTAAAATATACTAATTCTAAAAACCCACTCAAGTTAAAATTAAAATTTTCCGAAAGAGGGTCATTTTGGGAAAAAACGAAGCCAAAACATCATGATCCAGACATTGTAAACACAAATCAAACCAGAAAATATTTTGGATTAGATTGTTCTCAGCCGATGAAAGTTTTGGCACCAACAGTTGGAGCAAGCAATAGATACAATGAAAATGAATATATACAAGATTATACATGGAGTAATGTGTCCGCAGATTTAAGCTCAATAACACTGCCTGCAAAATCTTCTAATAATGATGGATCAGGCTCTCATTACACAATGAATTACATGGTAAATTTAGGTCAAGGAAATCTAATTCCAGCTGGTGCATTTAATTGTTATGGATGTAATGATATGGTTACATTGAAAGATGATCTTTGGGCGAACCCTCCAATACCTTTTGGCCCTAGCAGTTACAGCTTCTCATCGTTTGGTTTCATGAGAAGGAATGATGGATTTGTATATAGCAATGCATTTGAACAAAGGGTATATTCCAGCGGCAGGAGCTTTACGACAGCGCCTCAATATAATAACATTAATACAGGATTGCCTCCGTTTTTTGTAGGAAGATTTCCTGCAAGAAAAATTTCTGAATTGCAAGGGACATCCGTAATTTTTAGATGTGAGTCAGCTAGTGAAAACGGAAAATTTATACAAAAACCCCTTTCTATTCTAGAGAGAATTCCTTCCAGGAAAAACATGACAGTTTATGGCAGATATGGTGATTTGATGCGGGGTGGAGACAAAAGTTTATTAGAAAATAATTACAATGATCATAATTTATCAAATTTTTCGGAAAGCTTGATGTTTTTTGCAGACAACCTTTCCAATCCATCAGGCAGTGGAATAGGATCTGGACTTAACAAGAAAAACAAAATAGAATATATCGATCTTAGTAAAATGGTAGTCTTTAATGGAGCAAGCAGAATGCTGGGAGGATTTTTCAATAATTTAATTGTTGATGACCTTGATTTAAGTTCTATAGATTTGACAAACAATTCTATTACTACTCCTTGTATAGAGGGTGCGAAAATAAAAAACCTTAAGTATTTTACGATCAATGATGACAACTTGTCAGTCGAAACATTACTGGGATCTCGTTTAGACATGACATCCAAACTTGAAGAGCTTCACACAAACCTAAATAAACCTTCTTCTTTACCTATAGAAGACAGATATTGGTACAAAATATTAAGACCTCACTTGAGTGGAGATAAAAATTGGGGAGCTGATGCAAGTCCATATATATATGGTACTACAAATTACCCTGATGGCGTTTCATCATGGCCGCAGCCCGAAATGGGACAACTTTATAAACATAGTACCGATGCTTATGGATACATAAACTCATACGGCAATAACATAAGACTCGGTATTGTTAAAATGGATAGTGGTCCGAAAAATTTTTATAATGGAGACTGGAGTGCAGGCGATATAGTTTGGATGGGAATGTCAGTTGCAGAAGATATAGATGAAAGCGGAGAGCTTTACATTGAAGGATCAACTCTTCCTGGAGGAAAAATTATTCTAAAAAAAGCAGGTTCAACAGATGCGGTATCTCATGGAGGACAAACTTATACATATACAGCAATAGCTCCAGAGCTTGAACATAGCATACCTTCATACAATTATAATTGGAGTGATTCGAAAAATCGAAGGTTTAGATTTACTAACCAATTTATAAAAATGGATTTTGATTTGCGAGATGATGTACAGCTAAAATGCGATTATACACATTATCAAAACAAGTCATTAACCCAGATTATTAACGAATTGCCTAAAAAGTATTATAAAGATGGAGAATACTATTATGATTTTGAAAAGGCTAGAAAATTGATGCCCTTTTTGTTATACAGAATGATCTGTACAGATCACTTGCATTCAACAAGGGGATCTCATACATTTGACTCTACTACCGCTCTGGAAGTTGAGGCATCAATACTAGGTAGTCAAAAAACAATTAGATCATTTGGTACAATTTGCGCCTCTGAATTTTCCTCTTTAGAAAATTTAGATATGTCTAATGTTAAGGCCAGATATGCTGGTATTCACAATCTTTCAGTCCATGGAATGAATATCAAAAAGGGCGCTAATTTAGATATTGGTTGGATGAAGCATTTGCCTCAGTTCGGAGGTAATCCAGCTCATAATAGAAGGTCGGGCAATCCTTTGGTTTTCAATATAGATTGCTATGTCAACTCTCAATCTAAATTTTTAGATTGGATCGAATCTTTTGAGAAATTAAAAGATAGTGAAATACAAATGCCGTCTTGGTTTATAGGATCCAGAAATGAAAAATATTTAAATGAGTTTTATGATTACTTAAAGAGTACAGGTGAGTATTCTGCTAATACTGGCGATATGAGCACAACTGTTGCTGGAAGCCCGCCGATAGATTCAGATGCCCTAGGTTCTTTTTCGAATGCTAGATATGCCAAATCACTTTATTTTCTTTCAGATACGGAAAATGCAGACGATAATCAAATTCCCTTGCCTGATCATTTAAATGTCACAATTAGCAATTATGATTTTGTTATTGAGCGAGGAGCGCGGTATAAGTATTCTTTGCTCTTTAATTACGAACCAATTGTTTTGAAATCTTTTATGGATAATAATTCTTGGCCAAATTCTCAAGACTACATAAAAGAAGGAAGAAATAAATTAGGACCATTAAGTTCTTATTCAATTGCTAGGCCACACATAAATATTGGTAGAGCAGATCTGGAAAATTATGGTTATTATAGTAGATTGTGGATGCAAAAATAAAAGTAAAGTATAAAGTTAACTTTTAGACTTTTATAATTTGCCGTGTATAATATTACATGGGAGAAAAAAGAAAATACATCAAGAAGTCTAATTATTGGTCTAAATTCAAAGATAAACCTATTGAAAAATCTATAGCAAATACTGTGGAGCCAGTGAGTGCTGGAGATACATACTATGTTTCTTCTGCGGCTTGCTATACAGGGGGACAATCGGGGTCTACGCGTGGAAGATCATCGCATAATCCATCAAGAGTAAAAAACAACAAATATACCAACATAAGAGAGGGTATGCTTCCATATACAACTTCAAGAGATGGGGTTGACGTAAGAGATGCAATAGAACTTTGTCAAAAAGCATATGCAAATGTTCCTATATTTAGGAACGCAATAGATATTATGGCGGAGCTGGCAAATTCTCCAATTTATGTAGAAGGAGGAAATGAAGCTGCTAGAAATTTTGTGGAAAAATGGTTTTCTAAAATTAATCTATGGGCATTAAAAGATCAGTATTTTAGAGAGTACTATAGGAGCGGAAACGTATTTCTTTATAGATTGGACGGGAAATTTACAACCGAAGATTTTATTAAATTAAATAAAATATATGGATCTACGAATTTAATTAAACCTAATCATATACCAGTTAGATATGTTTTACTTAATCCTTATGATATAATCGCAACACGCAGCACATCTTTTAAAACAAATTCTTACAAGAAAATACTTTCTGAATATGAACTAGAAAGACTTCAAACTCCCAAAACAGAAGAAGATAAAGAAATATTTAATAGTTTGCCTGAGGAAGTCAAAAAAAGAATAAAAGAAGGTGGTTGGGCACAGCAAGGAATTAATGTAGATTTAGATCCAGCAAAATTAAGCCATTCTTTTTATAAGAAGCAAGATTACGAACCATTTGCAATACCTTTTGGATTTCCTGTGCTTGATGATATAAATTGGAAAATAGAATTAAAAAAGGTTGACCAAGCAATCAGCAGAACCATAGAGAATGTTATTCTTTTAATAACAATGGGTAATGATCCAGATAAAGGAGGAATCAATCCAAATAATTTAAATGCCATGCAATCTCTATTTCAGAACGAAAGTGTGGGAAGAGTTTTAGTTGCAGATTACACAACCAAAGCAGAATTTATTTTACCTGACATAAGCAAGATTATTGGCCCGCAAAAATATGAAATTGTAAATGAAGATATTCGTCAAGGATTGCAAAATGTCATAGTTGGGGATGAAAAATACAAAAACACCCAAGTTAAAGCAGAAATTTTTCTAGAAAGATTAAAAGAAGCGAGACAATCATTTGTTCATAATTTTTTACAGCCTCAAATTAAATTAGTTTGCCAGCATATGGGATTTAAGTCTTATCCGACTGCAAAATTTGAGGAAATTGACATCAAGGACGAAGTTCAATTACAGCGGGTTGTAACTAGATTAATAGAGATGGGGATCTTAACTCCAGAGCAAGGAATAAATGCGATTAAAACTGGAATATATCCAAGAGCTGAAGATATTGAACCTGCACAAGAAAGATATCTTGAAAAAAGAAAAGAAGGAATGTACAATCCATTAGTTGGCGGACTTCCAATGATTGATGTTGATGGAGATGGAACTGTCGACACCGCTGGCCCAAGTCAAGATGAAACGCCAAATAGCAATAAAACTCCAACAAAAAAGAGTGGGGGTAGACCAGTCGGGAGACCGAAGGGAACTACTGGAATTCCTCGCAGCGTTAATGCTAAAGAAATATATTCAAGAAAAGATATTCAAAACATTGTTTACAAGATAGAAGAATTGAAAAGCTATATCGATGCATCTTTAATAGAAAAATACAAAGTTAAACAATTAAATGATGATCAAAAAGATTTGAGTCAAAATTTATGTACATCCATTGTTTTATCTAAAGAAAAGAATATGTGGAAAAGAACTGCAACCAGCTGTTTAAAGAATTTTGAAAACATAGAAAAGCTTTCTTTTATTAGTGATATTGTGGAAATATCTGAAGACCATCAACTTGAGACTTATCCAGCCGCATTGCTATATCATAGTAAAAATAAGTAATTAAGTTTTTTTTGTGTATATAATATAATATGCGCAAGCCATTTAAATATACAACATCGTTTGATAGCGAAATAGTAGCGTCAGATGAAAACATAAAAGAGTCTCCTCAGATTCTGCAGGCATCATTAGATTCATTAAAAAGTTTAATGCCTGCTGATATTGACTTAGAGGCTAATATTGATTTGCTTGCTGTAGCATTTAACGCCGCAGTAGTCAATGTTTTTAATAGAAATCATGATGGTATAAATACAGATGTGGCGAAAGCAGTATACAAATACTTTTTACATAAGCCAACTAATATAGAACACAAAAAAGAAAAAGTAGTTGGGCATATTGTATCTTCTGGTCTTTCTTCTTTTGGTGATAATAAATTAATTTCAGAAGAGGCAATTGGAGGAGAGTATGATCCATTTAATATAGCGTTATCCGCCGTTATATATAAAACTGTAAATAAAGATTTCGCTAATTTAGTAGAAAGATCTTTAAATAAAGAAGATTCATTATTTAACGCAATATCCGCAAGCTGGGAAATTGGATTTAATGATTTTGTTATTGCAGTGGGAAGCAAGAACCTAAAAGAGGCTGAAATTATATCTGACCCAAAACACATAGAAGAATTCAAGGGATACTTAAAAGCTTTTGACGGAGAAGGGTTGATGGATGACGGAACCGAAATATACCGCTTGGTTTCTGGGGATGTATATCCTCTGGGAATCGGATTTACTACCAATCCAGCAGCTAATGTAAAGGGATTAGTACAGTTAGAAAATAAAAAAAAAGAGGAAGAAGTTGTTGAGGCCGAACATGAAGAACCAGAAAAAATAGAGATCGATTTGAGTAATTTTTTAAAAAAAATAATAAAAAGTAAAAAAAATTTTTCACATAACACAAAAGAAACTGTAATTTCAAACAAAGATAATTTTAATTCAGACATTAATACAATGGAAATGAAAGACCTAATCAAAGAACTAAAAGAAACCATTCAGGCTTCTACTTCTGATAAATTTTCGGAAGAAGCTGTCGCGAATGTAATTAAAGTAGTAACTGAAGCCATCAAGGATCGCAGTGAATCTTATGTTGCTGAGCGCGCAGAAATCGAAAAACAAAAAGAAGAATTGGCTCAAGCCAAAACTGAAGCTGAAGAAAAAGTTAAACAAATGGAAGAGCAACTTGCTTCCACTCAAGAGAAACTCACTCAAATCGAGTCAGAACAACAAGCCGCTAAGGCATCTCAGTTGTTTAATGATCGAATGGATTCGCTTGATTCAGAATACGAATTATCAGACGAAGATCGTAAGATCATCGCTTCTGACATAAAAGATCTTGATGATTCTGAAGAAGGTTTTGCTTCTTATCAAGAGAGAATGGCTGTTGTATATAGCCACAAGAGCAAAAAGTTCCTCGAAGAGCAAGAAAAACAATTTAACGAAAAAGTAGAAGCTGCTGTACAGGAAAAGATTTCTAAAATGTCTTCATCTGAGGCCTCTACTGAAGAAGTTACCGAAGAAGTTGTCGAAGAAAGCGTAGAAGAAGTTCTTGACAGCGTTGAAGCTTCGGAAGATATTTCCTCGAACAACGGTGAGTCGACGGAAAAAGAACTTACGCTGGCGGAAAAGTTCCAACAAGCGTTTTCAAAAGAATCTATAACAATTAAATATTAATACATCATGGCACACAGATTATTACCATTCAGACAGTATGACGAAAACGATGTTGTAAATCTTTTTGCGCTGGACATTTCTAGTATCTCAGATTTTCAAACAAAGTTGCCATCATCTGACGGCATTAACGCAGACGGAGTTCTGGTAAAAGTTTCCAATGGAGACGGTACTGGAGGAGACGTTAACGATTACGGAACAGAAAATGGCGACATTTTCGCTACTTATAGTTCCCCTATCGGACGCAACCCTTATCCATTCAATCCATTGCGAGTACAACCAGCAGCTGCTGGAGACACAGCAGCTATTGGACTTACATTGAACCAAACTCTTCACGTTGACGAAAACGGAGAAAAACTTCTTTTCAATCCTGTAAAGAAAGATGAGCTTCAAGCAGTTCTTTCTGGTCAAACAGTACCTGTTCTTTCCAAAGGGATAGTTACATTAAGCGAGGTAGCATTTGAGGTAGCACCAACAACTGCTGGAGATGGACTTTATCCTGGCGCTGAAGGAAAACTAACCACAGTTGACGGTGGTGGATCAAAAGTAGCAACAGTATTGAGTTCTGGAACTCGTACATCTTCTGCAGTTGGAACCGACAGCTTGGCTGGAAACTACTTTGTAATCAAGCTCGATTGCTAAACGATAACAATTTAACAAAAAAAAGGTTAAACAATGAATATTACACTTAAAAGAACCGAAGAGCAAGTAGAGTTGGTTAAAGCTATGGCTTCCCGCGACCGCGACGTCGCTTATGAGGCACAACAAGCACTGGCCGCATTTATCGGACCAGTACTTGCTGAAGTTATTGACCAAGCTCCAACAATTAGTAATCTTTTCACCTCGTTCAGTTTTGCTGCAGACGACAATCCAAGCATTCCTTTGGATCTGTACTATGACGTAACTGATGACGAGTACATCAAGGTTTACACAACCAATCGTCCTGGCGGATTGCCCTCCAGTCATGTAACTCCAACACATAGCGAAATGAAACTCGCCACTTACCGTTTGGAAAGTGCCGTTGATTTTGACAAACGCTATGCTTCTCGTTCCCGACTTGATGTGGTCAGCAAGACCATGACTCGTTTGGCTCAAGAAATTCTTCTTCAACAAGAAAGTGCTTCTGCAGGCTTGTTGTTTGGAACACTTGCGGATGCTGGCGCTACACACTTTTTAGATAGTGCAAATGCTGGAACTCTTACTCTTGACGATTTCAACAATCTTTTAACTCAAGCAAAACGCAACAATCCTGCATGGACAGGTGGCACACCCGAGCGTTCTCGTGGCATTACTGATCTGATTGTATCTCCAGAGGTCATTCAAAGCCTTCGTGAGCTCGCTTACAATCCTATCAATACCAAGGGAGCTAATGATAGCACTGGTGCTGATACTTCAGGAGTAATTGCAGCAAATGATTCCCTACGTCAAGCATTGTTCTCTCAAGCTGGCATGCCTGAGTTCTATGGTGTTTCCCTTATGGAAATCTATGAACTTGGTAAGGGTCAAAAATACACTAATGTTGCTAAAAAGCTTATTGGCAGCAGCTTTACTCGTGATGATATTGTAGTGGGTCTCGACCGCTCTCGCGAATCTATGCTTCGTGCAGTTGCAGTTGACGCTGAGTCGGGCACAACCCTCACAGTTTCCGCTGACGATCAATATGTAACACGATCCAAGAAGATTGGTTACTACTGCGAACTTGAAGAAGGTCGTACAGTAATTAGTGATCGTGGATTGCTCGCTATGCAAGTATAATTTATACTTTAAATTATATTTCTTTTCAAAAAATCCACCTTCGGGTGGATTTTTTGTTTCTATAAATTACTATAAAAGTGTATTTAAAAATAAGGAGCAAATAATATGGCCAAGAAAAAAACAAAACAAATGAAATTGGAGGAACTAGAGTTTATGGACGGAAAAAATCATGATGAAAGTAATCATCAACTTGCGAAAGATATAGAAGACTTGTTAATGCCAGATACAAATCCATTTGGAACAAATTCAATGGAAGATCTGGAAAGCATGCTAGAAGGCATGAATTTAAGGCAAGTACAAGAAGTTGCTGTAAAAGCTAGTGTATTTCCATCTGGAAATAAAACCTCTTTAAAAAACAAAATTAAAAAAGAGTTTAAGATGAAATATCTCACTAAAGATGGAGGTAGACGCAATTATGCAACCTCTGAAAGTCCAGTAGTGAAAGATAAAATTTTAGCTGAAGAGATTTCAAATATACTTAATGGGCGATGACCTACCAATTCGATTCCTCTATAAATGAATATGGGAATCTGGCTTCTGGAATATTTCTAT